ACACATATCTGATGCTGCAGACTGGCAATTGCCCGTGATTAAGGTTCTATATCGTTTATCTTCACCGATTACTCTTGTAAAGAAAGCTCCCGATTTTACAGTAGGACACCATACTTTACCTACGTATTTCTCTTTCGTCAGATTATTTTCTGAATTGTAAGTATTCTTAGTGTTTACTGATTTCCTAAAATTAGAAAATTTTACTCCATAACTAGTTTTAGTAGCCCGTACAAACTCTTGGCCGTATTTACTTGGTTTCTTATCTTTAAAATAAGATAGGTCACCTTCATGGGATAATTCATACATACTTGAAGTATTATTGCAGAGTACAACTAAAGCCTGAAGTAATTCTCCTTGAGTTTTATCTCCAGTTGCCCATATCGACCAACCATCTCCCAATCTCATATTTTCTAATAGGATACTTAATTGAGGATTAGTTAATCTGGTTAATAATTTCATATTTAGCTTACGTTCAGGAACTAATCTATTGAGCTTATAAACAAATTCTGGGTCTCTTATTTCCCATATTACTTGATTCTTTTCTCTACGGGAGAATTCCACACCTAATTCTTCCATAATAGAATCAATAATATCTACCTTGTGAGGATTTGCAGTATTACTCTGACATATTCTTACTATATTGCCATTCTTCAAATAGCCATCAGTAAGATACCAACCTAAAAAAGCAACATAAACATCTGAATATCTAGCTTTTACTTGATTATTATGTGGAGCTCTTATTGGAATAGCATAGGGTTTATCAGAATTATATAACTCATCAGATGTTAATACTTCAGTTTTATTCAACTTAGAAATTTTATTCGGCTTAGTAACTACCCATCTATGATCGGGAGTAGATAATACATCAAGATGCTTAGTCTTTAACCTAATCATATCTCCATCATAATCAAATACATTTACCCTTTCAACCTTTTGCCATTCTGATTCTCCTATGTCCCGATTAAATGCCAATATCTCATCACCAACTTTTAAATCTTCATAATTTACCCATCCCTTAGTTTTACTAAGAGCCTGAGATGATGGTAATAAGCAAGGAAAATTTAATGCTAGTCGTAAAGCATAAGCTTCTTCTCCCCTATCTGAAGAATAAATTTGGGGTAATCTTCGTTTTCTACCAAATAAAGAAACTAAGTAGCCATTCTTTCTAAGGAATTTCTCTTGTTTCTTTAAGAAGGTTTTTAGCTTAGGATGTTGACCAAAGAATATATCCATTTCCTTTTGGGCTTCTTCTGGTGTAACTATAATACCAGATTTTGGGTCTGATAATTTTACTGCTAGAAGTTTAGCACCAATACCATAAATAAGTCCAAATGCAATTTGTTTAGCTTGCTTTCTCCTTACCTTCCATATCTTATGTTCTGGATGATTTTCATCTTCATATATTTTTAAAGCTTCATCATAAGGAACATGATATTTGGTAGCAGCAATTGCCAAGTGAGGGTCCTGACCAGAGTTAAAAGCATTCAGATAAGTTTCATCTCCAGATAAGTGGGCCATGATTCTTAACTCTGCTTGACTAAAATCACTAGCAATATATAGAGTTCCTTTTGGAGCAACTAATTGCTTCTTTATATTTGGGTCTACTGAAGTCTTAGGTATTTGTTGAGCATTTGGTTCTGCAGAATTATGATGCAATATACCATTTGCCACAAATTGATGGCACTCATCTACTGATAAGTCGTATACTCCCTGTAATCCAACTGGAATTATTGATTTAATAGATACTTCTTTAAACATTTTCTTATATCACTATTTTTCATGAACCTACTTAGATTTTCTTTTTCTAAGTCTATACGAATTACTTGATAACCGAGTGAGTTAAGTGCTTTATCTCTTTCTAAATCTAATTCTCGTACATGCATTTTCCCGTCTAACTCCAGAATTATAGAATCATCTAATAAGAAATCTACATGTATATTAAGATCCTTAAAAAAGAATTGAGGTATCACTTTATACCTCATTTTTATAAGCTCTTTATAAAACCTGTACTCTATTATGTTAGTTGGTAAATTATAATCTTCTTCCCTATAATACTTCTTAAGTTTTCTAATAATAATCCTTAGATCATACTGTAGGTAATGTAATTTTCTTACTACTTCCATGATTCTCTTAGGGTCTCCACTCAAGAAATCTTTCTCTAATTCCTGTATACATAAGAATTTTGATAAGAGAAAGATTTCTTTCTTAGTTAAGTGATTAAAACAAAAATCATCTATCAACCTATTTTTATTGGGAAGCCTGAAATTATAATATTGCTGTATACTAGAAAGTTCATAAGAAGTTAGATTTAATTTCTCTTTCACTTCCCTTTTAGTAAGAGAACCTTGTATGGTTTTTTCTAACAACTCTAAAGGAATTACCTTAGAAGGTCTATACCAATTAATCCTATTAGAATTATTCTCTCCCTTTTGTCTTTCAGCAATTTTCTCCCTGTGAGACTTATCTATCTCTTCTTTAGAAAACCATTTGTATAGGGATCCTCTTACTATCCTATGGCCAAGTCCAAAATGATATTGGAAATCTTTTATCTTCCACTTCTGATCAAAGAAATAATGCTGCAAGTCGTGTTTCTTTATATACCTCTTACCATCTTCTACTATAAGTTCTAGTTTCCTACTCGGACCTTTTAGAGACCTTATTTCTTTAGGTCGATTATTCTTGTTCTTCGACATATCTTAATAATTTAATTTTATTAGATATAGTTTTTCGGGAACTGTTGTAGATTGACCTTAAACTTTTAGTCCCTTGATTAGTTATAAATTTATGATCTAATGTACATCTAATAGAAGTTCCATCTTCTAAAGTAACTTCATACATCTCTTGTTCCCCCTTGTAAATAAAATCTACTAAAGGTTTCCAACCTTCTTGAGTCATTACTTTTATATCATCCTCATCAGAGAAATATTCTAACTCCCTAATAGGTATCTCACCATAATTTGTTAGAACTAAAGAATCTCCACTTATACAAGACAATCTTCCACTTGTAGTCCCATGAATAAGAAATCTTCCATGTAATCTATCATCATCTTGAACTTTTTCATTCCAACCCTCTATATAGGTTTTATACATCTTCTCTAAACCTCGTAATTCAAGAAGCCTATCAAGGAAAATTGCCTTAGGTGAATCTGGTTTTTTAACGGTTAACCTTAGATTAGTAAGAGTCTCTTCATCTGTACTTGGTTTACCGGATTCATTATTCTTAATTACCTCAAAATGAAAACCTTCTTCCGAATACATCAATGCAGGTAAATCAACTGAACTACCCAAATTAATAGGTCTTATCAATTCTTGTTCCTTTTTAGTTGTGAATATACCAGCCTTGATATTTGAGATTTTCTGTTCCCTTGATGCAATCTTTCGTTTGTCTTTTGGATCATTATAATCTAGCTCCTCAAGTTCTGATTCGATAGATTGAATATACTTATCAATCTTTTCTTGGTTGTACTTCTTTTCGAATTTCTTTACTCTTGGCAAATCATATATAGCTTGTCTAGCAGCATCTATTTTTGGTTTATATGTTTCCAGTAGTTGATTATTGAACTCTCTATCTAGATATAAACCATTCTTCTCTACTGAAGTGAGTACCCTTGATGCAGACATAATTAAATTCCTGAAGGTACTGTACAAACCAAGGTCAATCAGCTTCTTTTCAAAGAATATCATTAACCTAAGAGTATAATCCGTATCTTGACATCCATAATGGCAAAGTGGGTCTAACTCTTTTTTATCCCAAGGTATTTTATCGAAAGCATCTTGCTTCTCATAATTACCATACTCTGGTAAATACCTTCTTACCATTGATTTTAAATCATTAGGTTTTTCCTCGTTTAGTAGATATTTTGCAAGCATTCCATCAAGGCAAGTACCTCTATAATAAATGTGATACTTTTGATTAATCTGGTCATCAAACTTCCAGTTCCATGCAACCTTGGTTATTTCGTAATTCTCGATTACCTCTTCTCCAAATTTCCTTAGCATCTTCTTCCAATTCCACCCTGGAGATGTATAATCTTTTGTTTCAAAGTGGTCTAATGGAATAGAAGCACCAAATCCGGGCATCCAAGATACTGAGAGTATAGTTGGTTTGAAACCCCTATTATATATGGGTTCTGCATTTGTTTCGTAGTCACAGCAAGCATAACCTGTAGCTTTACAACAAGCAATAAGTTTCTTAAGCTCTCTCTTGTTTTTTATTATTGTATACCGTGTCTCCATTATCTAATTCCTTTCAATACCTGATGAATAAAGTACCTAGAATATCCATACTTAAGAGATATTTTCTTTATACTAAGACCCTTTTCTTTATGGTCTATCATTATTAGATTCCTTTCTTTATCAGAAAAAGTATGTATATAATTAGAACCCCTAAAACCTAACTCATAGTTATGTTTCAAATTTTCTGACCTTGGAACCGCTCTTAGATTAGATACTCGATTATCAGTTTTTATACCATTTATATGGTCAATATCATACCCATTTGGTATATTACCAATCCAAGCTTCATATACTAACCTATGTATATAAAACCTCTTTCTAAACAAAGTACATTGTAAATACCCATTAGAAGTTAATGATACCAACCTCTTTCTCCAAGTATTAGAAATCACAGTAGTAGTACCTTTCCTACCATGGCCTTTCCCTTTAACTCCTACCCTTTTAAGAGAAGTAAAAAGGGTACCCCTTTTAGATATATAATATCCAGGGTACCCTTTTATATTTGAATACTTAGTATTCATCTTTCAAATCCTCTAAATTACAAGATAAGAAATGCCAATCTTTTTTGTATATATGCAATGAATCTATGGTATGATATAGATAACCAGGCTTTACACCTACTTCTTGAGCTACGTATTCCATTAATCTCCAAGCTAAATAAATATCATTACCGAAATGTTGGGCAAAGTCCGAACTTCTTTGATGATAGCAAATATGTAATACCTTCTCTCCTTTACCATTCTGACGGATAAGGAAATCATAATACATTGAGCAAGGTATACGTTTACTTCCATCAAGGAATCTTAAATCTGTACCATGGAATATAGGGAGTACTGCTTTACGAGTATCATTATCCCTCTTAAGAAGTTCAATAACTGATTGCATTGCTGAATCACAGTTAAAAGAAGTACTACCATATAACGAGTTCCAAATACGCTCTGAGTAGGTGTAATCAAACTTACCATTCACCAAAAACTGTTCCCATAAATCTTTTCTCAATTCCCAAGCTTTACCTGGATTTAAATCATACCAACCAATTCTTTCTTTAAACTCGGCATCTGCCCATTCCTTTGAATGAGAGAATATGAATAACCATACTGGGTCTCCAAGTGAAGTTAAACAATATTGTTGGCAAATGAGTTCTTTTGTAATAAAATCCTCATTACCTTCAATCACTTTATTTTGATAGGTCTTTGGTTTTACAGTTTGACCATAACTGTTGAGTTCTCTGCCCATTTCGGACATTAACTCAAAACTGTTAGAATATATCCTCATTTCTTCTGTTTTAAAAGTTTCTTCTTATATGCTTTACGTTGAGAGTAAGAAATTACATTCTCGGGATATTCGATATCTTCATATTCAAGAAGTAATTCCTTTGCTTTCATAGATTTATATGTTTCCTTATATAAATCTGGTCGAAGCACTTTAAAACTTCTAAAGAATACCTTAAAACTAGAGAATTCCTTCTCTGTGCCCTTTTGGAATTTATCGAATACCTCATTCAACCTCTTTATCCAAGAATTTTCCTTATCAGTTCCCTTTAATACCTTCTTCAAAGGTTTATGAGTATGATACATCAGAAGTGTTTCTACATTCCCATACATTTGAGTGGCAAATAAATTGATTTGTACTGATTGTTCTGGTCCGTACACATATTCCGCCATTCGTTGAATTAATAGGAAATCGAAGATTAACCTTTTTGTTATCTCGGATGCCCTGATTACCATTGTAATAACAGGTATGTCTTCCCCGAATCGTTTTGAAAAAGTCGCAGCTATTAGACATTGTTTACCGTTATCATGATGATTGTTAAACATATAAGTTATATTGTAATTCTGATTGTACTTATTTCTCAGTACTCTCAGTTTACTACGCAACAAGTCAAGCTTATTAAAATCTATGTAGTTATTCAATAAGCTAGTCCACTTAGTTTCTTTGTAATTGAAACATCTCCCATAATCAAATTCTGGGTCTACCCATGCTTTTCGTATCTTTATAAATACATTATACACTACTGCTACCCCACTATTAGCCATAGCTCCTTTCCCAAATAGGATTGGGTCTAATCTTAGGAATCCCTCATTGAGTTTTTCCCATGCCTCTTGTGAAGTAGCAAATTCTAACGAATGGAGGGACTCCTCCGGATTAAGTTGAAGCCCCTCTAATTTCTTATTCCAACCCGACATATAATTGGCTGATTTTTAATTGGTTACTAATAATTTGTAGTTTGCCTCCATAAATTGAGACGTTGTTTTTTAAAGAATAAACTAAACAATCCGCAAGGAGTAAACCCATTCATGGCTAAAAATCCCATATAGAGATAGAATGACTTTACCAAAGATTCCTGAAAATCTATTTCTTTGGTCATCACTTGAGTTTGTTTCCAGGGTCTACATTTAAGGAAGTTCCTTGCTTTATTAAGTTCATATATTACTTCCCATAAATATAGCTTCTCATTTTCATGAGATATCTCGCTCATTTCATGAAAACCTGGGGTATAAGAAACTATCTTATCATACTCTGCTCTATCTTCTTTTGCCCAATCTGTTGAACTTAGTATAGGATATTTCCTTACACTTAGATGATCTGGGTACTTGATGAGTAGGTCTTTAACTCCGATGGCCATTACCCCAAATAAACTCTTTGCATCTTGGTATTTCAGAATATCTTCTGGCAATATATTAGAATACAAAAGCAAAGTAAAGAAGAATCCCAAGGCATCTGCTTGTTCCTCATTTGCATTTGCTAGATGATTTAATACCTGAGTGTATTCTTCTGAGGTTAAGCAATCATTATTCCACCCATAATCACGATATATAGATACTACTTCATCGGTAGATTCGAATCCTTCGGTTAATTCCTCAATAACCCTACCAATAAAATCCTTTAGGATAACTTGGTTCTTTGGGTTATTTATATCTAAAGGATAATCTGGTAACTTCTCTATAGATTTATATCCAGAGAATTGTTCTATCCCAAGATCATACATTTCTTGTAGTATCCGTGCCTCAGTTTCTTCTACCTGAGGCACTTGTTCATTTATATTCCTTATGTCCACTATTTTATGTTTTGAGATGAACCAAATCCTTTATCTCCTCTACTTCCCCACATTTGAGATTCTGAATAGAATTCCTCTTGTTGAATTTCCTCGGGTTCAGTAATATAAACTGGTACATGAATAAATTGTACTAGCTTTTGACCAGCCTCAATAATTTGAGTTTCTTGAGAAGTATTATATACTCCGATATGTATCTCTCCAACATAGGGAGAATCCACTATCTCGGCAGTAAAGATTAACCCTTTCTTAGTAGCTATACCAGATTTGTTTGCTGCCATTAACATAGATGCAGGAGGTTCTAGCAAACCTTTGATACCCGATGGGATAAGTATACGATGACCTGGTTTTAAAGCTATATGCCTTACAAAGGCTTCACCAAAAGGAACATCTAAATCATAACCTTCGGAGTCGAATTCATTCTTAGAATGAATATCCTCTGAAGTCAAGTTGGTTGGTACATAAAAATCTAACCCAGCATCATTTGGGTTTGCTCTGTTGGGAGATACTACCTCCCTTACTTTGATAAATCTAAATCTGTTCATAATATATTACATTTACGTAAAAGTTGTCCAAAGGTTAATTTCTCGGGTCTAGAAACATGTACTCCCAATGAATTACACATCCTGATTACATCGGTAGAACCCTCCATACATAAATTAGCAAGTACATCTTCTTGCTTTACAAAATAGTTTGGGTTGTTAAGGTATACCTTGAACATAGCCCATATCATCTCTATTGGTTTCATTATTTAGTACACTCTTTATAAAGTTCTCTAATACGTTTTCTTGGTACTTCAAATTTCTCAACTGTCTTTGAGATAATTTCTTTTTTCTCTTTGCCTTTCCGAATCAAACCTCGGATGTATTTCTTAATACCAACGGTATCTTCAAGTACATCCAAATCCTTGTATTGATTCTTCTGTTCAAGTTCTTTTCTTGTAATGTTCAAGTTCTGTGACATCTTGAATGCACATAGCTCTGAGTCTCCGCATAGTTTACATTCCTTAGTTGATAAATCATACCCAATACCAAAGCAAGGGTCTCCATTAGTCCCCAGAGTACTTACATCTATGGGAGTAAGAATATCTTGCTTCGATAAGTCAGGAAGTTGTTTCTTTTTCTTAGCCATTATATATCCTTTTTACGTTTATAATAAATGTATATCTCACTGTTATCTTCTATGGGAACATAGGAATAACCGATGTTATTAATAAATAGTTCCCTGAGTTTATATAATTCTTGGTATGAATTTCTATTGTGACTCTCTTGGCATACTTTGACTACCATACCATTACTCCAGTACAGATAGAAATAATGAGTAAAGCATTCGGGAGTATTTTGAGAAGTTTCCAAGCTTGATATCCATATCAAATCTCTACAGTTGAATACATGTTTAGGGTTGGGTACCTCCCCAACAATGAGAGACTTAAACCATTCTTTAATCTTCTTCATCATAAGTGTAATTAAGGTGTTTACAATGGGGACAGACCCATTCTTTTAAATGCCATCCCTTGATTTCTAAATCCTCTTTATGAAAACGTTTCTTACATGAATGGCATTGATAGCCATCCTTAGAAAGTATGAAGTCTAAAGCGAGTATTATTATCATAATAACAACCGCTGTAATTAAAATATATTTCTCCATCACTGAAAGCCTTTGATTTTCTTTTTAGTATTATTGGGTTTCCTTAAGAGTACCCAGCAATAAATACCGGATGCAGAGATTTGGATTATCTTCCAACCATCTGATAAAAGAGTAGTTAGTTTAGTATCATCTTCATCTCTGATACATATTAGTTTATCATTATTCATAATGCCTATATGCTTATTAATTGTAATCTTCTTTTCCTCCTACGGAGAAAAAGTAAATACTCATAGTACTTCTAGTTAACTCTTAATAAGGCTATGGTTAGGATGTTTCTTCCATAGCTTATCTAACAGTATTACTTTCAATTCTTGTCTCTGATAATATTGCTTCCGATGTTTACCGTGCCTATCTAAATAATTCCCAGGATAATGAAGGTCATCAAGGTATACCTTATTTTTAGATTCATCGGTTCTTACCAAACGACCAAGGAATTGAATGGTTTTTTCCTGACTATCCATACTGGCTGCATTAAGTAAGTATCTAAGCTTAGGAAAGTTTTTACCTCGAGCAATGATTGTAGTTGATACCAGGATATCTATTTTGCCTTCCCTAAAATCCCTCATTATTTGTTGTCTTAACTTAGAGGGAGTATTAACATGCACGTAGGCAATATTATAGGCATCGCCCAGTTTCTTTTTAAAGAACTTATATAGATTTTCACAATGTGCAATATGCTTGCATACTACAAGAGCAGGATATCTACCTTGATTAATATTCCATCGTAATCGATTATAAGCCATTAACCAAGCTGTATAACAATTGGTGATTGAATCATCGTATATTTCCTTATAGGATATACAATCAGATTCCCAATTACCATACCAGGGTTTACCAGGTACCATCTTTACAACGGTTTTAGTTGAGTAACCCTTTTTGATAGAATCCTTGAGTTTGAACTCAGCAATCACTTTACCAAAGAAACATTCAAGGTTCATATTCTTAACCTTATCCTTAGCAAGCTTACTCATATAAATCGTACCAGATAATCCTATACGAATTCTGGTATTAAATAACCGAGTAATTACATTCTGATATTGCTTACTACCTCCCTGGTCAGCCTCATCCACAAGTACCATGTCTATCTGAGATAATTCTTTTTGATAGAATCTCATGTTCCTCGAAATAGACTGAACCATACCTATAGTAAAATTACTCCAGTTTAAAACTTTGCCTTGAACAAAAGTGATATCTTCTCCCGGAAGATATTGCTTAAATTCTTCTCTAGCTTGATTTAACCAATCTGAGTCATTAGTTATTAGCAAAGTCTTTAACTGCTTCTTATAGGATAAATATAAAGACGACATGATAAGTGTTTTACCTGCATTAACAGTGTAATCTAATACGCCAATATGAAAAGGTGTATTCCCTACTCGATTATTAATCACAGACTTAACTGCTTTCTCTTGCTCGGGTCTTAATTTATATTTACCTATATTCGTAACTACTTTACTGACTTTAGGTAAGGGTTGTCTCATATCTACAACTTTAGGTTTAATCCCCATCTCAATACACATATCGTATACCTTAGGAAGTAAACCTATTTTAAATTGCCCAGTCTTGGTAATGTAGTGTATCTTACCATCCCAATTCTGCATACCTCTTTGCCTTGTACGTAAGTAGAAAGCATTCGGATGTCGAATGGCAAACTCATTATAAAGTTTCTGTGCGAACTTAAGAGGTAAGTCAAGTTCACACATATTTCCATTCTGAATAATTATCTTACTCATTTGATAATTACCGTTACACCCTTAGTGGCTTTATCCATGCCCATTGCTTCCTTAAGAAGTTTGATATGATGTTCCTCATCGGCAATCAATTTCTCAAGGAAATAATTCACATCATCGTAATCTGGACGTTCCTCGTATTGAGCAATTGCTCTTTGGATTTTCTTGTAGTGACCAATAGTTTCTATCTCGGAATTCAAAGCAATCTTTAAAGCTTGTTCCCAAGTAGAACCAATCTCAATCGTAGGATTAATATTCATGGTAGAGTAATAGTAATCCTCATAGGGATCTGCCTTTTGTAAAAAGTCCGATATCTTATCAAGGTGTCTTATCTCTACCAAACTAATACCCAACATCAATTCTGATACCTCCTCGAATCTAGAAGACTGTTGGGTATACATAATAATTGCACTTAGTTCTGAGAACTTGGCATTCTTCCAAATCACATAGAACATATTAACTATCTCATCAGGCCAAGGGTCAATATCCTTAAAATCTGGATAATCCACGGATTGGTCTGAATACTTGAGGACATCAATAAAAGCATTAGCTGCATCCTCCACTCTGTTTCCGAAAAATTGTAAACCTTTCATATTATTTTCTTATTTTATCCCAAAGACTCCCCTCTACTTGAGGCTCGTCTAAGGTTCGTTTATCTTTATTTTTATATAAGTATTTATTATATCTTTCGATAGCCTTATCATTATACATCTGACTTGGTTCTGGTAATCCATTACACCAAGCAAGAGCTTCGAACTGGGCATCCAAAAATTGAAATACATTCCAATCCTTTTCATCCATTAGATTATGAATCCTAAGAAAGTGAACATATTTCTCTGGCTGATGTTCATAAGATTCATAAATACCAGTAACACTAGCAACTCTTTTTATGAATTCATCATGGATGTCTTTGGTAAAGCCTGGGTCCTTATCCCCCTTGAGTTCTAATTCGGCCTCTACCTGATTAGTAATGTTCTCCTGCATGGATAATAACCTTTGCATAACATTACGATAATCAGTCATTCTCTTTAACCCAGTCTCAATGTATTTAATAAAACCTTCCCGGGTATCAAATTTAAAATCTTCACAAAAGGTATTACATACTTCTGCAAGCTTTTTACAATTTGCCCATTCTCGGGAATTACTCTCATTTATTTTACGAACTCCCCTATGCTTTAACTTTATACGAGTTGCGTATAAAATATCAGCAACAAGGGCAGCATCCCCCTTAGATGCTAGTAAAATGTTATTAACTCGCTTAGTATTCTTATTATTAGAAACTAAGACTGCTCTATGATTTATTGCCTCCTTTCGAGCAATAACAAAAAAAGCCTCAACTGGGAAGTTATCTACCTCTAAGGTATTTAATATTTCCTCAAACTGAGACTTAGTTATATGGATAGATGGTTCACGCATAAATATATTATTTTATAATATAATAGGAACTCCCTATTTCAATGAGTTTCTGATTGATATCAATTCTTGATAACTTTGGTACCTGGTAGCATATACTAACTTAAGTGTCTGACTTCTCCCTAAATCATTTACGTCTTTTCCGTCTGGTAAAAACACCACCTTGACTTTTTTATATGCAACAAGCTTGAAAGCCAAGTTGATGGCATATTCTTTTGCGTCTGGGTCCAACAATATAATAAATCTTTCGCATTGGGATTTAAGTAACTCATTGACTTGGAATGCAGATATAGCTTTGCCCATTGTGGCAATTGCTCTATCCCCAATTGTGAGAGCATTAAGTGCTCCTTCACAAATGAATACCGACCGATACATTTCCAACGCATCATGATTAAAGATGATAAATTGTTTTCCCAAACCGGTGATATCTTTGTCTGGGTTATTATATCTGGGTCCTTTGCCGATAACATTTCGAGCATTGTAATATCTAAGTTGGCCTTTGTAATAAAAGGGTATAATGAGGTACCCATATGTCGTACCCATTGTTCCATAGCCGATACCGTATCTTGAAAACTTCTCGAGGTTAAAGCCGCGTTTCTTGATATATCCACGAATGCTTTTTGCAAGTTGGCTGTCTCCGAGCGAAATATTTCTAAATCCATCTGGGAGATATACGGGCTTACTTTCGGCAAGTTCGATTTTCTCTTCCTTAAACTGTAGTTCATCAAATTGTCCATTGTTCAAAAAATTAATTAGTTCATGGTACTCAGTAAATCCTTCTATGTCCATTATTAGTTGAGCAGGAGAAGGATGGGCATTACATCTAAAACAATTGGTTCTATACATAGAAAGGTTAACTCCCAACTTCTGTTCTCTCCCGCAATATGGGCAAGTGGGAATGCGTAACCATCCGTGCTTATAATCGAATGCTCCCAATCGTTTAATAAAGTATGTCCTTAGTCTAGATTTAAACTGGTTTGTTATTTTCATATCTTTTCTTCCCGCATATATTACAGTAATACTCTACATGACGTTTCTCATAATACTGGGCTTTCCTTCTCCCGCCTTTCTTAGAAAAAATTGCCCTACGAGGTCTCTGTTTAAACTCAGTCCAATGAACTGCTACCCATTCATGATAACCCAACTTACATCTAAATATCTCCAGTAGTTCTTTCCCTTTTCTTAGAATCCGCATCCGGGTTAGTATTCTTTTTAAATTGTTCATCCAACTTACTACCATATACTTCATCATATTGTTTACGTTGTTCCCTTGTAAATTCCGTACATCTTTGCCTTTCGACATCGCATTTGAATAATGCTCTACCGGAAGGAAGACCATCCCTTTGTACTACTATCTCAGCTCGAAGAATATTATCTTTTTCTTCTTGCTCAGTAGAGTTAAGACCCATGATAACCTGGGCATTACGAACAATGGCAATTGAACCAGAGATATCATTCTCATCGTATCTAGTAAGCCTATGCTTTTTACCTTCACGAGTAATGTGATGGGCAGTCCATATAATATCTAAATGTAATTCTTCTGCCAGATTCTGAAGGTCTACGTATACATTAGATATCCTTTCGAAATCTTCTCTATCACCCGCTATTGATGCAAGCTTACCAGCGTAGTCAACCATAAGAACTTTAATATCAATTCCTTGATTACGAAGCTGAATTATCTTCTCTCTTATATAAGTGGTATTAGTAATCATCGCTGGTACACGCTCAACTACTAATTCAACTCCAAACCTTGCAAGTTTCCTTAAATGCTTTGCCTCAAGTTTATCATACTCACCAGAGTATAATTCCTTCTTAGTTTTATTGATACTGGATTGAATAAAACGGTCCATGATTTGTTCTTGGCCATTTTCTGTATCAATATATAATACTGACTTCTTCATTCTGAGATAACCTCTTGCAAGGTTTACCATAAAGAAGGTTTTCTTTGCCTTGGGTTTATCTAGTATCACATTAACAGAATGCTCTGGATAACCTCCTGCATTAGTTAGTTCATTCAACTGCCTAAATGGGCAAGGTATAACTGAAGGTTCTGATTGTCTTCTAAACTGTCTCTCGGTAATATCTCGAATCATATATAAAGGTTCATCTTCTTTCTTAGGTTTACTTTTCTGAAGTACCTTTTCAATCTTCCTCGAATACTCTTCGTATTGTTCGAAGTTATCCAAATCGAAGGAATCATTTAAGTTCTTCATCTCAACATAGGTAGAGAACTGATATATCTTTTCTTTTATGTAATCAGAATCCGATAGTGGTATATGATAGAGATTACTTATTAGTTTATTGATATTAGGTATATCATCCTTAGTTACCAAATCCACATAGGTTTTGGATTCTAGTAACTCTTTTAATACTTCCTTTAAGATATTCTCGGAGGGCATTCTGCCTTGCTTCTTAAAATATTTTGATATACCTTCGAAGATAAGGGAGTGTTCTATGAGAACCAGGTAATTGGATTTAATCCTTTTGAGTACTAATCCCCCTTCCTTATCTTTTAAAACAAACCTGAGTATCTCGAACTGAAACTCAGGAGAAAAACTGAACTTGAGGTTGTCTTTAAATTTCTTCATATCTATATTGCAATATTATATAAACTAATAGATTTTGATAGTACCGAGATAGTTCTGAGCATGTTGACATCTATCTAGAAACTACTAATCCACTACCTTAAGCTCCAGATTATTTAATATTATTATTTTATATAAGAAAAAATACTTATATTTGCATAACGAATATTTAAAAACATGGGAAAAAGTAAAGGAAATAATGGCTCAGAGCTTCATAGATTAAAACCTATGCAGGAATATGATGAAGCTACATTCAACAGACTTTATAAAGTTTGTAAGCCAGTAATTAGAAACCTTACCAGACAGATTGATTATAAACGGTTTAATCTTACACCGGATATTATCCAATCTTATTTCTGGGATAAGATGTTATTTGTTTTCAACAAATACTATGGTGAATGTACTGAAGAACATCTTAAAGCAAGAATCCTTGCATCACTTAGTACATTCAAAAACAAATTGCTTCGTTCTGCATACGGAGAACAAGCAGAGTATAATCAAAGCCTCTTTAAACTTGATGACTTATTCGACAATGACAAAGAATTAGAGGATGATACCGAAGAAGAAAAAGCTAAATCAGAAATGCTTGATATGATGTATACATATATGAAGGATAAGCTTTCTCCAGATGCCTATCTTTTATTTGAGGTATTAATTACTCCTCCCCCTTTTATCAAGGAAAGGCTTGAAAATAGTACTCGAATAACTAATATAATGCTTATCGAATTTTTCGAAATGCCTAAGACTAATGAATCTATGAGATATATATCAGAACTTAGACAAGATATACAATATTGGGAAGACCGAGCTAAAGAAGAACTTAAGTATTAACACAAAAGAAAAGGGGCGTTTCCCAACGCCCCCTCCTTAATTGATTTTTACTACGCAAAACACAGATTGTAAACAAATGTTTACTCTTAAACAATACAAATAATACACATGAGTTTTAATACTACTAAATAACTAATAACAACTTTATGATGATATTTTTTGGATATATCGTAATGTAATAGTCGGTGGCAATTTTTCAATATCCAAAGTTTCTACCGAAGTTTCTTGTAAGAAAGATTCCCCTAATAGGTTCCAGCTTACTACGATAGCACCATCTTGAATACCCTTGGTAGGAGTTCCTCTACCGAAATCACCATTCAACCCTGTCTCCCTATTAAAGAAAGATTGAGGACGAACGTTCTCCCAGTTATTGGCATTATCTTGTTTACCTTTAGATACACCAAGAGCATGCCTATGCTTAGGAAGGTCATCGCCTTTAATTGAGATTAGGAAGTTGCCTTTAGTTGGAGTATAGTAATCTCCAACATTCTGTAACATTACTTCATCCCCAATTTGAACACCTCCAGCTTGGTAACCAATAACTATTCTACCAGCTGCCTTAGTATATTCTGCCCAACCATTGGGTATTACATCGGTTTCCCAAAGAATAATAGAACCGATTGGTAAGTTAGCAGTACTCAGAGATTCAGAGAATTCTTTTCTGATAGCCTCAATTTGACTATCAATGTATTGCTTGATATTTAACTTAGTACCCGATTCATCTACTACTGGAAAGCCTGAATTTATCTGTTCTACTCTTTTCACTGATTCCTTCATCATACTCTGGGCAGCAGTAGTATAAGGGATTTCTTGGAACTTACCCTGATAGGGTACGATAGCAAAGTTCTCATTTCGTTTAGTCATTGCATCAGTACCCTTACCATATACTCCGATAAGAACAACGGAAGTTTTATTATTAGAGTAATAAGGGCAAGCACTCTCTACCATCTCTAGAAGATTGCTATAGGTCATATCGTAATTAGAATATACATCATTATTAATGATATCCGGTGTACGATTCTCTTCGGCAATCGGATAATAAATATCCAGAGACTTTTTAAACAAGGTGTAGAAGCTTTCGGCGGATTCATTCCAATAAGCTACAAAGTCTACTGGATTATCTACTGGTTCAGAAATAGTAGTATGTACTGCAAAGAGTAATACTTCTTCTGTTGAACCTTGGGTACCTTGGATATTCTCAATGGTAATGGTTTGTTCATCAGATATAAATACATACCCATCCCTTGAAATACACCCAAAGTTTACATCTGGCAATTCCCCATCTTCTGAAGCCTTTGCCATATACCTTGCCATAATCCTATCCTTGATTACATTGGCATACTTACTTCCAGCAACTCCCTGAGGAGATACCACTAACTTGTTACCATTTATGGTAGCCGAGCCAAATCCACAGAATGGCCCTAAACCAGAAGGAGCAGCAATTGCCTCTGCTGCTTCCTTTGATTTAATAATACCTTCATACTTAAAGTACGTCTTCATTGTCCTTAGTATTTTTAAATTGATTTTTCTGTTCTGACATATCTTTAAATGCTTCACCTACATCCTTGAACTTGAGGGTTAACAATTTAAAGAGTATTCTCCATATACTGTACCGTTTCTTAATACCATGTATTTCACAGATGTGTCCATATATACTATCTACTTCGAAACAGTAGCATATTACCATAACCGTTATTGATACCACTATTGGGTTCATCCCATAGGGTTCCCCAATAGCTTTACCAAGTACAGCCCCAAGTAGGATATAACATATATAATCTACCAACTTATTTAAAGTTCTTCTACCAGCTCTAGATTTTCTAATAGCTATACCCTGTACTCTACTTGCAGATATACCAAACCATAGGTCTGATAATATTAAGATGATGGCAAGTAAAATCATCCATCTAAGGTCATACAAGATTTGTGTACATTCTCCAAATAAACCAATCATTGAGGTTTTAAATAGAGACTGAGTTGTAGTCTCTGTTATTCTATCGATTGTTGAATTTATCATTGTTCTACTATTTGCCAAGATTGATTACTGTAAGTTGTAATGGTAAATGTTTTCTCTGAGAGGTCATCATGTTCCCATTCTAACTTTTGAGGACTAACGCTTAAGAGGTCTGCATCTACTACCGTGAACTTAGTTCTCTTTGAAGTATCTACTACAGATTCGAATATATACTCTCCAGCTTGTGCAGTTACAAATTCATAACCAGCACCACCTGCGTCATAAGTAGTTACTTTACCAACTTCCCTTATTCGACTATCGAAGTTAGGTTTATTAGAAGTACACTTGATTAAAGTAGATACTTGTTTAACATTCCCCTTTAATTCTGCATAAGTGGGAGTACAAGAAATCTCGATGATTGTAGGATAATCTTCCAGTATTACTTGACATCTTAATGAAGAACCATCATCTGCCACAAAGGTATAAGTCCCAGCCTTGGTAAGAACAATTTCCTCATCAAGGTTATGGGTTTCCCCGTTCTCATCACAGGTAGCAGTACCACTTACATTGACCCCATTTTTCATTTCCTCAAGATGGAACTTACAAGCAGACTTCCCATCCAGTAATTGGTATACTGCATAAGTATCATCCATCTGGTCTTCTGGTAATGCCCAGTTGGGTTCTTTCCAATGACTGTCTGTAGCATCCGAAGGTACTATCTTTAATTTATTCTGATATACTACTGGAGAATTCTTAACTACCAGAGTAGTCTTAGCAGTAGAATAAGCTACTGACTGGAAGGTATAAGTCCCTGCCCTATTTGCAGTATATACATATCCATTCTGAGCATCAAAGGTTTCTCCAGTTTCAATTACCCTTACTCTATAATCATTCCCATTACCAGAGATACGTTGTATCTTTACGGTAGTCTTGGCAGAGCCATTGAATAATGTAACTGTTGGTGGGCTAACCGTAATTCTATATACTGCAGTCTTACCAGATACTACTTCGAATATACCTACACCTTCATCTGTTTCCCTTTTATCCAGTGTACATTTAAACTTATAAGTACCATAACTACTAGCAGTAAACTTATCTCCGTTCTTAAACAATTTAGTATCACCAATTAGCCTACAGTATAGTTCACCAGTAAATGATTCTGGATAATTAGATTCAATGGTAAGAGTAGTGGTAGCATCTTTAATACTTTGCTTATCCCCAACTCTAAATTCAGAAGGTGTACATCTTACCTTATATGTAATCTCTTCTCGAGTTACAACAAATGAAGTTTGCTTTACTGGGAACTCTACAATCTCAAAGATGTAGGTACCAGGCTCTGAAAATTCCCAAGTTGAGCCAGAGACTTTCACTATATCAGTACCGGATAATCGTACATTACAGGTTTTCACGGTACCCTTATAGGATACGTTTGCCCTTACTACTGTACTTACTTTTAGGTTAGTAGGAGTTATCTTTCCAGTAATAGGGTCACAAGTAATAGAATATACTCGATTATAAGATTCTTGATTAACCGTGATTTGAGTTACCTTAGTAGGGTCTCCCACACTTCTAAAATAATAAGTACCTGCTCTGGGTATATTAAAAATGGAACCACTTTCGTGTTTAGTGTAACCCCAATTTATATTATCACTGGATATCTGATATCTTAGGTCGGCATTTATCCAATCTGAAGTTACAGTTACCTTTACCGGTACTTCATATACCTCTGAAGTAATAAGATTGGGTTGGTCCGGATTTACTAACTCAGCTTTAATTGTATACCCATCATTTACGGTAAACCCATATTGAATATCGAAAGATACATGATAGGGTATGAATCTTTTAAAGAAAGCCTCTACGGCTTCTCTAAATTTTCTGAAAGCTGCCGAGTTCGAAGTATACCCATGACCGGTAAGTCTAAAGGTTACCGGTATACATTGAGAACAATCGAAAGTATTATCATAGGTATACTTATCGTCATAATGGTAATACTGGTCAAAGTGCGGATTACCTTTTACCCAACCATCATAACTATCAGCCTTTGCAGGGTCAGTTACTACGCAGGTTAACCCATACAGCCTCATCATTATTTCGAAGAACTCAGAGGTGCCTCTTATTTTAAAAAGAGATATTGAGTACTTCAATATGTTTCTTACTTGAGTACTGGTTAATGTAAGGGGTCCTTCCTTTGGGATTATCCAAAGCTTTGATAGTTCTTGGAGTTTATCATCGGAGTAGAACCCATTAAAGTACTCTGCCCATTTCTGTGCATCTATAGTGTTCCCATAAGCAAAGGGCATTTCTCCGAGGAATTGCCAAAGGAAATTGAGATACATATCCGGAGCCTTATCTATATCAATAATGTCTAAGATATTCTCAATATCCTTTGTAATGTAATCTTCAAAATGCTCTCCACAAATTTCTAGAAACCTTTCTAAGATGCCCTTACCATTTACCTTATAAGTGTCTTGGTCCTTATACTCGAATGGTAAAAAATCGATTAGATTTTTAAGGTTCACCATTATACTATTTCGTTTACTGTTAATGTTAACTGTGAAGCATTTTCGAATACCGGTAAGTTAAAACCGGGGTCTTCATAATCATGGTTAGGTTCTGATACCGTAATAGAATACCGATAGCCCGATTGATAGCTGTTGTTCTGAATGTCCAAAGAGAAATCAAAACCATTAGCTTTATCGATAATCTGGATAGAGCTACCAACTGAGCCAGTAGTTACATAACCATTTGATACCGAACGTACTGTAAAGGTAGTTGAGGAATTGAAGGTTATGTAGTAGGTCATAGAACCCTTTGCCTTGTTTAATTTAAACTGGCCCAGGTTTAATCCCTTATTACCATAGAGGGTAGTGGGCCATGGTTTAATATAAAACTTGGTAAGGTGAAGGTAATCTACGGTTGATAAGTTATCTATTAGGGCATATATATCCGATACCCTTACGCTTCCACCTATCTGAGCTTGCTCTGGAGAATAGGCATTGTATAATGCTGTAAGAATTTGAGTTTGTATCTCTGCAGTCTTATAAGACTTCTTACCGGTAACACCCATCTCTAGAATAATCTGAACCTTGCCTGCAGATTTAACCTTCAACCAAGTAGTCATAGGAGCCCTTTGGGATAATAAATTATATACCCTATTAATTAATTCAGAAGAAGCAACTGCTCCACCATCTGGGCTAATATATACGGTAAGCTTTCTACCGCATTCATAATCGGCTTTAGCTTTGTTTACCCCATCAACTAACATAGCTAAACTTTCGAAATCCTCTTTGGTAATTGCTACTCCCAAAGTCTTTACACTCAAAGGTATGTGTTCCTTGAGCATGGTAAAGTTTTCGTAGTTTGAACCACCTCCGGCATCATAAGCATTACTTACAGTAGCATCCGTAATTGAGGAAGATATTACTGAAGGTACCGATTTAATGGTATTACTCTTTACATTACCCTGAGTACCATTAGTTAAATAGAATACTACATTGGTTATCTTTGCACCTGCAGCGGGTTTCTTACCAAAGGTGCCATCTCCAAACATTATATAGGGGCTTAGAGATTCATCTACCGAAACCATGAAATGTTTATCGGTAGGTTTAGACTTTGCAAAGGTATCTACTAATACCCATGTTTCCCCACCTATCTGTAATGACATAGAGCCTTGTTCGTAATACTTACCATTTGGTAATGTACCAAGATGAATTATAACTCTATCTCCAGTGGGTATTACCATATTATTGAGAGCGCTTGCAGTATACTTCTCATGTTGTATAATTGGTACTTTACAAGTAGTTACATTTGAATACCAAGTTACGTCTCTAGCAGATAACCAGGAATTACCACTGGAATCTGTAAACAGAGTACCCTGAGGTATAGTTAATTTAGCACCAATAGAATTACCCGTAATGCTTCTGGATAAGATTACATCTACTGTAGCAGCAATTGCTGCTCGAGCATGGTAATCTACCAATGCCCCATGTTTAACTACCGAATCATACCTCCTTGCCGTAGGTAGAAAGGTTTCCCTTGCCATGTTATCTACATAGTAGTGAAGTACTTCGGCAATTGCCGCAAATAATGAGAGGATGATAATTAAGATGTTCCCCTCCGAATAATCCGTTATGAGTTTCTGACCTTGAGGGTCTTTGAGTCCCATAAGGGATTCAACCAGCTTGGCCTTAATCTGTTGATAAGACCTCTGGTATGGGTTAAGCCATTTATTTGTGATTCCCATATTATTGTGTATTTAATGAATTATCCGACCGGTCATAGGTGATATCGAGGTACTGACTAGAATTTGTTCCATTTACTATATATGTTACTTCTATGTGTATTTTTGCATCAACTCTAGTAACCGTGATATTTTGGAAGGTTATCCTTTGTTCCCAAGCACCTATGGCTTGTTTTAAAAACTCTTTAATTATAAAACTTAGGGCTTGTGAGTTTGGTTCCTCAATACATTGCCATAGTTTACTACCAAAGTTTTCCTGTCGAAATCTCTGGCCTATCATGTAATATAATATCGAACTTATATTATCTCTGATAAGTTTAAAATCCCCATTTACTGGGTACCAACCTCTTTCACCCTTTTCATTAGTTGTAAGTTGGATAGGGTAAGTTACACCTATACCAACTAAGTCTGTAAAGTAATTCTTTTCCATTAGTGTATGCAGGTTTTATCCTCATAATCGTCTACAACGAATTGTGAGAAAGGTTTAATTACTTGAGTTAAAGTTGGACCCGAAGAACCTGGTCCAGTAGTTACACCTGAGTGTACATGAGAATTGAACATACTACGAAGTTGTTCTAGTTCTTTAATGGTTTGGTTTAATTTTTCGGTTAATTGAAAAATATTGATTACTCCACCATTTTCTCCAGTATTAAGTATCACGGAATCACCAGAAGATATGTTTATATCTCCATCGGCATTTATTACTATTTCTTTCTCTGAACGAACATTTACAGGTCCATTGAAATGTAAATTAAGTTCTCCGTTATCATCATCTATGACTATTAGGTTCCCTTCCGGAGTAACTACCCCCATTTTATTGGGGCCATCCAAGGGTTGAGGTATTTGGCTCATCCCCCAACCATGGTATTCCCAGAGGGGTTTAGTTGGGTCCCCAAATTCAAAAGTAACAAATACCGTATCCCCCACTTTAGGAGCTAGGAATTTAAAACCAGAACTAATTGAACCATGTTGCCCTTTAGGATATGCCCAAGCAAATACTCCCCCCATTACCTCTGGAACACACACCTTTACTCTGTTCATATGTTTCTCTACATCGTCATTATCAATAACAATGCCCCGATAAACAGAGTAATACCGACCAAGACCCTCTAAGCCTTCGTCGGTTATTATCTTTGCTGTTTCGTAACTCATACCCTTATTTTTCTACATAGATTTGACTTGCTATTCGCTTATGCCTTTTAGCTATGTCTCGGTATACTCGATTAGCTATGGCCATATAATTAAACTTAACCCCATAATCTTCAGGCACTTGGATTTGTTTAACTGATATCTTACCAGGAATTAACTTACCCTTAGAGGTAACTGTATTACCTGTAGATAACACTATACCCTCTGCCAAGGCTTGGGGATTATTGGCATTTACTTCAGTATAATAAGCCTTCTTTCGAATAAACTCAGCTTGACCCTTGATATCAATTATGTCTCCCTTATCATTCAAGAAATGTTCATTATAGTATACTTTCTCATTATAAGTAAAGTTAAGATTAAGATCCTGAGAAGTACTTAAAGCTTTTTTATCTTGACCCTTTGTAGTTTTAGCATTAGCTTTAGCATCATTAGCTACGATGTTTTGAGTAGATAAATCAGTTTTAGAAGTTACAGAGCCAGACTTGGAATTGTTCTTTACTAATTCCATATTAGTTATATACCCTTGACCAGCGTCCATAGAATGAGTACATTGTTTTATATACCAAAGCCCTGACCAACGTTTCCCTACATTATCTATTCGGATTATTTGAGAAGTTGCTAGCATAGGTCTACCCACTACCTGAAGTTGACATACTAATCTTTTCTCAGTTTGCTTTAAACCACCATTGGCATTAGCATTAGCTGCCCAAGCATACTTATTGGTACCACCGTATCTACTAAATAAATTATGGTAAAGTTTATAAAGAGGTACCTTGAGATTTACCCTTTTCATGTGCCTTACCTTAACCCTCTTACCATATTGACCTTGGCCATAGTGTTTATTAGTATCAATCTCCATACCAGATAGTACTTCAGTATATGGGTCTTTATTTAAAGCTTCGAACCCTCTTTCTGATGCAGGTAATATTCCAGCTTGAAAATTGATACCAGAAGCTATACCCGCTCCTGCTTGTTTAGAGGTATAACCCTCTGGGTCATAATCTAAGGGGTCTACATACTCTTCTACCATAAATTCCATACCATCTTCATCTTCGAAAAGATACATTTCGCATTCTAATAGCTTCTTAAGATTAGCTTCTAACTCTTTACCATTTTTAGAATTCTTTAGTACTTGCTTAAGGGCATTCTTCTTATCATCAGGTAACTCGTTGGCTGCTTGATTAATGGTAGCTCGTACTTCTTCGGTAGACATTTCATCAAATCTCCTTTGCTTACCTGCTTCATAAGCACCTACTGGACCCACTGCTTCATACTCTTCTACTCTCTTTTTGTATTCGGCAGTTTTTTCCATGTTATACTGAAGCTGAGTATCCCAAGCATCCATTACCTCAGTTGGTGTAGTGGGATGACTTCTGTAATCTTCAAACCCATTGCCAGTAATATTAGACACCATAAGGTTATCTACCTGAGCCACAGGAGGTCTTAAAGCTAATGGAGGTTTATCCTCTGGCTCATTTATATTAGTTGATAATACCGATAAATCTTTACTATCTGGGTCTAGAGATGGGGCTAATACTGCTTTAACCCTTTTAGTTATTTTCTGAGTAGCAAAAGATACTCTAAGTACTTCCCCATTCTCTCCTTGATATGTATAAGTACATACCGGTTCTTCATGGAATTTCCGATTATGTATATAGATAACACCATCCCTTGAATCCACATACCATGGTCCATTAGTGTACCCTTTCATCTTCTGTTCTAATTGAACTAAGACGTTCTTGCCCACTAATCCAAAGTCACTATCAATTAAAGCTTTCAAATCTTCTGGCATAGCTACTTCAGCTATCCCACTGTATTTGTTAGCATAGAGTACTTTACCAGTAGTAGTACGGGTATTCTCTGTGGGTACCTGTAGTGACTCGTATACTTTATTACTTATTATCTGTTGTTCCATTACTGAAATATTTCTATGATTACACCAGTAGCATTCCCACAGCCATTGTCTAAATAGGTAGATAATTTATAGCCTTCCATATCCGAATGGACATAAGCAGGTTGATATCTTAAATCTCCCGAAGAATCAATGCACTTAATAGTTACATGAGTACCTGTAGAATCAAATACGGCTTCGAATTCCCTTACCTTAATTATTTTTATGGGCCCAGATATAAATTGACCATCTGGGTATATATATCCCCACTGAAGACAAATATTTTGGTTCTCTTGAATCTCAGCAATGTCTACAGTATCAGGATTACCCGTATCGAAAGTAATGGTAGCCAAGTTTTCTTTTTCTTCATCATATTTATAACTCCAGGTACTTATATATGCTCCAAGGGGTATACCTGTAATGGGATTCATTATAGGCATACCTCCAAAATTGAAAAGGGCCAAATAAGGTTGACCCATTCCATTATATAATATAGGTTTCTGTTTAGCTGCCATAAGTCGGTATTCTTATTAGAGTTCCCATTTCTAATTCCTTAAAAGGATTCAGTATCTTATTAGCTTCAGCTATTATGTACCACTTACCAGAATCACCATAATACCTGAAAGCAATGTTTTGCAGAGTTTCCCCATCTTTAACGGTATGTTGAATATCGTTAGAGGATTCCGGTACTACTGGAGGTTTAGCTTCTAAGGAATAATCCCCATCGTTGTATTTCAGAGCATAGGCATTATTATATGGGCTAGCTCCCTTTAGGTATTGGTTAACATCAATCATATTTAATACCTCCTGTCTTTTTAAGTGAATCGGAATTTATAAAATCTCCATAGGATAAGTTATATGCACTTACTCTCTTGAAAATCAATTCTTGAGTTGCTGCTGCAGGCAATAACCTACCATTACCAAAAGTAGCTGGCTTTCCGGGTATCCTTATTCGATAACCGTTCTGAAAGTTCTTCAGAGTATAAGTTGCTGAGGTAAGGATATAATTGTGGTTATCGAATATACCAGAATCCCCCCACTCAATCTTAACAATCGGGGGAGCAGCCTGGTAGCCATTAGATTTAGACCATGCCTCTAATAACCTACATTTATTGATTACCTCTTCTGGATTTTCTGGGTCATTACAGTACCAAGACACATTGAATTGAATAATGTCTTCAGCTCCAGTAAAGTGATACATTGGTACATTGCGACCCATTGATTTAATGGTGGCCCATGTGGTTTCTCCTCTAAAATCTATTTCTGGAGGTCTATTCTGTAAGGTAATGTATTGAGTGGGGTTAACAGTCATGTTATATATCCTTACTTCATTCTGATATATAACATCTGCTTTAGCCTCGAAGTTTCTGTAATTAGTAGTATTCTTATTCCCCTTTGCTGGGTCTACTCCTTCACCTTCTTCTAACCTTGGGAATTGTAATTCCATTCTCCATTTAGCCTGGAGTTGTTTATTTAGAATAGGGTTCTTAGACGATATTTGAGCTTCTCCGATTACTCCATTGGGAGTATAGAGTTTACCCTTTTGAGCATCATCTTTGGGAAGAGTAGAAAGAGTTCGATTGAGTAATATCCGAGCTCTCCATAGTTTATTTAATGGACCCGTAAGAACACCTGCTGTATCTCTTGTAAGGTCATTGTACTTTTCAACAACCTTACCTGCTGCTTTATTTAATACTCTAGCCATAGTGTTTTAGTTTTATATTCCCATTACAAATGCAGCTCCAGTAAAATCTTGTTGAGAACCTGGAGCATAATCTCCAACTGCTTGACCATCTACTGAGATATTGATACGAGAATCTCTCATACCTTCTTTAATAGCTAACCTAACAGCATTAATAAATCTCTCTTCATTCTGAGCTCTAATGGTAGTTGGGTCTTCTTTCTCTTTATTCTGAGCTTCAGTATTCCTATCTACTGAATTACTAAGGTAACTAATACCCTCAATTAATAAAGGAAGACTTACAGTAATTGCTAATCCCCAGGGTCCACCGAGTAATCTCATAAGTCTACCACCTATAGATGTTAAACCTTTTATAGCACCTTGCCTAGCCACTTGACTACCAACTTGGGCACCTGCTCCAACTAAAGCCCCTCCAGCTAAATTACCCGCCATAGTAGTTGCTAATGGTACTCCAGGATTTGGTGTCTTAACATATCTTCCGGTTTTAGTGTTATAAAATCTACCAGCAGAATTTATACCAATACCGCTTGACATCATTTGGAGTTGAACCATGGTTCTCATAAGGTTAACCATCCTTACCATGTGTGCTTCCATAATGGCAAACTGAGTATTAGTTTTTATTGCTGCAGCAGACATACCTTCAGTAGAAGCAGTAGCAATAGTCTGTAAATACCCAACAGACCTAATAATACCTCTTACAGTATTAAACCCTGCAACTATAGTACCCACTACTACTGCAGTAGCTCCTACCCTAAGACCAAAACCTCCAACCCAAGTTTCTGAGATAGAATTAATTACTTTGATTATAGAGTTACCCACACTTAGTACTGGGGTAAAGATTCTACCCAAAGCTGCACCTGCGGTAACTGTTAAGTTCTCTACAGTTGATTCGAATTGGTCAATTACACCTGCATCGGTTTTAAGACGTTCTTCATTAAGTCTATTTACTGCCCCTATGTTTTGATCATAGGTTGCAAGTATCTTACCCATCTTATCTCTACCAGAAGCAATATCTCTAAGTACTGGAAGCATGCCTCGATTACCTCGAACTCCGAATATATTGAAGAAGGTTGGTGTTTCGATTCGTGAAGGTAAATCTACTGCGGCCTTAGCAAACTTCTGATAGATAGTGTAAAGGTCTATAAGATTACCCTGAGCATCGAAGAATTCATCTGGACTTAAGCCCAGGTCTGCTAAAGCGTTATAGCCTTTCTTTTTTTGGTTAACAAGAGAGAGCTGTAAGTAACGAATCATATTGGCCAGTGAGGTACCTGCCATAGAACCCTGTATACCCATATCACCCAATACACCAATAGCAGCAGCCGTTTGCCGAAGGTCTACTCCAGCAGTTGCCATATCTGCTCCTGCATAAGATATGGACTGGGCTAAGTCTGTTAAAGATATATTTGCATTAGTAACTGCAGTATATAAATCATCGGTTACTCTAGCGGCTTCTCCCATTGGGATTTGGTACATTGACATGATATTGGTCATCAAGTCAGCTACACCACCTTTCTGTCCCACTGGCATTGTAAAGATTGAAGCCAGCTTAGATGCTGGCCCAATCATTTCTTTAATAGCATCGAATTTATTACCCGCCATAGCCAGGTATCTTTGTCCTGATGCAACATCCGAAGCAGTAAGAGGGGTTATCTCATTGACATCTTTTGCCAATTGTAACATTTCTCTTTGTTCTGCAATGGTAGCACCAGCAATTTTCGAAGCAGTCCAAACTTCATTCTGAACACCCGCAGAGTATTTATAGGCCCTTGCCATTCCCCCTACGAGCTGCATTCCGAAGTCCATTGTATTAGAAGCCGACATCTGTATACCTCTATTCCAGGTATTCATATCATTCATCATTGTTCTGAATGACCCAGATATCTTGCCAGCTTCTTGAGAGAATCGGTCTTTTAAAACCATGGCAACACCGACCTCTACTATACTCCTACTGGTATTCATAATTTACTTTCTTTTCTTTAATTGTTTATAATATTGCTCGGCCATTTCCTTGAATATTTTCCTTATTCGGTACGGAAGACGTAAAAAGCCGAAATAGTCTAAGGCTATCTCGGCTCTGGTGATATAAACAAAATCACTCTCTAACATTACTCTTCCGTCAGGTAGAAAAAATTCGGTGCCCAAACTATAGGATAAGTTCTTTCTTCTCCGGTGGTTGGATTAGTGATATGGGATTCACCTTTGAAGATAGGGTCCATAGATAAGATATGCTTTCTCATCTCAGCCATATCCTTTGCAGTAAACGGAGTAAAGTTTTCTACCTTCTCCCAACTACCATCAACCTCTAAGTGAAGATTACGGCAAAGAAGAGGAGCATTCTTAGTTTGTTTATCCAAAGGCAACTTCATGAACTCTTGTTCTCCCTTACCTGTCATACAATCGAATTTAATTCTCTTGCCAGATGAAAGAGTGTATTCATGGTCTACCAATCTAACTCCCTCTGGATAATAAGGGATAGCATCTGGCTTCTGATTTAAATCCTCTACAGTTGGAGTAGTACCGTAATCGAAAAGGAACTCATGAAGGTCTTGGCCATAAGTAATCTTACCACCATTCTCTTTGCCCCAATCATATTCGAATTCTACTTCCTCTCCCAAAGAGAAGATACGAGAATTGAAGATAATAGCATAACGGTCATTGACTGGTAAGTTAAGGGCATCATCTACGGTTAATTTCCCATTAGGGGTAGCAGTAGTTCTAATTACAATTGCTGCAATGAACTTGGTAAGGTTCATCAAAGTCTTCATGTCTGAAAGGTTACTGAGGATATCTTCATCAGCACCATTCTGTTCTCTGATTTCATATTCGAAACCAGAAGGTCCGGTAAATCTAAATGTTCTAAATTCCATAATTTGATATATTTAATGTTTACAAATGTTCATAGTACTCCGTATAACAACAAGAAAGGGGTGAGCTCCTATCACAGGAATCCCACCCCTCCACCGAATCTTAGTGAAAATAGACTAAGGAATTAGTATTTATCTGCAGTACCAACTGAGAACTCTATGGACTCAATGGTATTCTCTGAAGCCATTCTGTCCAAGTCTAAGCCGGTAATCTTACATGGCCATACCTCTTCGAAGACGTGGGTATTAAGAACCGAGACTCCATCTTCGGCAAGTTCATTTACAATAGCCGTTTCCCAATATTGGCTTGGTACCAAACCTCCACCAACTATGTGGTCCTGGCAAGAGTATAGCCAATCATGAAGCCATGTATCAGAACCTGCAGTAGTCATAAGTTTCTCTACAATAAGATTACCTATAGTAACCCTACCTGCAGTTTTAACGTCTCTATTGACGTCCCCATGAGCAACCTGGTCAATCTCAATATCCGGCAAAGTACAACTTTGGAATAGATAGGTATTGATAGGGTGTTTGGGGAACATGATGCTCCACAAGAATTTCTTCCGTGGGTTTTTTACTTTTGCTCCCATTGTGTTATGAGTTTATAAGTTATTACTTGTTTCTACGATTGATACTGCCTTAGAAGCTGCATCGATTACAATCTCCATAGTTACCTCTTGCATAGGAACTACATCCTTATACTTAAGGATAGCACGGTACTTACCTTGACGGGCATCTGCTTCGTTATTAACCGAAAGGTCATCCCAAGAAGTTGCATCTTGGTCACCCATCCAGGTATACTCGGTCATAGCATCTTCATCTACCAATGAATCCAGTGTAGGTTTAACCTCCAACCAGATTCTCTTCCAAGTACTCCAAACGTTTGGTTCTTCGATATATTTGTTGAGTACCGGGCGAAGGAACTTCTTCAGGTAAAGGTTCAGTCTTACGATTGAAAGGAATCTTTCAGAATCCTGTTTTACTTGAGAAGAGAAGCAATGCCATAGCATGGTTTGCTTACCTGCATCTGGAGTATCTTTGATTACCATCTCATTGATATAATTCTGAGCAAGAGTGTTCAGTTCGTTATATCGAGAAGGAGAACCATAGTTGGGGCATACTGGACCAACTGCATCTCCAATAACCCCTCGGTTCATACCAGCAAAGGATTTCCAAGGACCATATTGAGTAGCAGAGGCATCTCCCAAACCAACAATAGTACCCACTACATCGGAATCCTGAAGATTACCATTTTCGTTGTAGTACTTAAGTCCACCACCAAAGTAGGCAATGTACTTAGAGTTACCTACAGTACCAAGGCAAGTCTGTACCCAAGTTACCTGAGCTTTGTAATCTCTTGCCTGAGTACCTTGAGTATAATGGGTTAAATGTTTGGGAACTTCGATATACAGTACCCATTCCATCAATTCCTTTGCCATATCTGCAGCAGCCTTATATACCTTGAGTACATCTGAATCGGTAGTAAGGTGTTGAGAGATATGTGAAATAAACAATTGGTAGAAGTCTGTGTAGTCTTTTACCAAGTCCAGTGAAGCAATCCATTCTTCGGCAGTTGGAGTGGAACCTGCACTACCGATAGTACCATTAAACAGTTTCTCTGTTTCGGAGGGTGCAGCATCTCCCACGGTAATAGTGATAGCATTCTTAGTACCATCAATATCATCGGTAAGCCACTTAATTAGGTTTTCAAAAGAGGAACCTGCAGTAATTACCGGCTTAATATATTCCGAGTTCTTAGCAAATGCACTAAGAGCAAGGTAATCTACCGAAGTGTTATTGTTATCATCGGCAGTTTTGTAGGTTATTACTGGACCCTGTTCAAGTACTTGCCCATTAGCCGAATAGATTTTATAATACAAGGTATTAGCTTGCTTATAAAAACCAACCTGGAAAGTATCTGCACTACCAATGGGATCTCCATATCCCTTGGTTACTAATCCAAAACTATAGGTAGTACTACCTGATTTTAAAGTAATCAGAGCAGAGGGTTTAGCCGAGTCGGGTACAGCAGAAGCAACTGAAATCCCATCTTCTGAATCTTTAGCTTTTCTTGCCGCAGCCTGAGAAGCAGTTACTGTACCTTGAGTAGCTCCTTTGCCAAGTACTCGAATAACACGAAGCTTAGAACCACCTTGCAAAGCCTTTTCGATATTTGATACAGAACCATCGGGTACAATTTCAGAACCATAGATTCTTTGGAACTGAGAGAATGTAGAGATGATTTCTGAAGGGTCATCGTATGGACCTTTAGTAGTTCTAGCCAATACACAAGAAACTCCTAACATGGGAGTAGTTTGAAGAACATTGTTGTTCTTAAACTTAAAATCAACATGAGGTGAAGTTGGCATAATTCTATTGTGATTAAAGTTAATTACTCGTTTAATTTATACCCTAGAGTATTGTACCTATACCTTAGGTACTTTTAACTCTAGCATCTCATTTTCGTTTTGTTCTAACAATCCAATGAGAACTGAGATATCCTTGATAGGTGTAAGTGTACCTTCTTCCAAAAGCTTTTCTGGGAGAATACCATCTTTACATACATAGGTATATACCTTTTCGAGTATACCATGTTCTACATCGGGATGGTCATAATAATTACCAATTTCAATGAATAGGTTTCCGGTGGGAGCAAGCCTGCCCTTTTCCCATTCCTCTAAGTCATTGAAGTATGGTCTCACGTATCCTCTAGCAGGTAAGCCAGTATATAAGATTGTATGTAGCAACCTCATATCGGCTTGTGTTTGAGAAACTAGATGTACATCTATGGTAATATCTTTAGTTTCATAAGGAAACTCTGAAGCTTGGTAATTACCATCCTCCAGTTTATCACCAATGATATATTTATTCACACCAATATCCCCCGAATAATAACCCTGTAGTTCTATGGTTATTCTTGGGAGAGTCTTTGGGCCTTTTACTTGATTATTTCCTATACCAAAAAGTGGTATAAACTTCTTCATACCTTTGATTGCCTCTTGAAATCTTTTTTCGTTTTCTTGAGACAAAGGTAAGAAGTCTTCTGGGTTTAAGGTAAGACCCATTTCTAACATTGTACTAAGTAGAGAGATATAAAAAGTTCTTTCTACTATTTCTTCTGAGTTTACCATTAAAGTCCTAATCTAATATTTAACTGAACACTCCGATTGCCATTGTCATTAATATACCCATTATAAGTTACCTGAATACCTCCAAAACCACTCATTAGGGTTTGTAAATGACCAACACAATTTAATTCACTAACCCATTGAGTAGCAATATTTGAAGGATAATCGGTAAGCCATACTTTAAAGGGTATTGGTTCAGAACCAATACCTCCAGAGAATTGACCCTCTATTGTCTTACTTATATCGGTTATCTTAAATTGTTTTATAAATTTAGCAACTTGAATACCGTTGATAAGGTAGTACTGATAACCCTTTACATTACTAATCTGAGCAGTACTAGTATTTTGACCAAGATTTGGGAATGGTATATTCGGGGTTGGTTCAAAGCCATACTTAGTAGTTCTAGTACCTGGAGATTGAGTTATATTTAAAACTATCTCAGTGTTAGGTTCTTGCTGTGAGATAATCTTAACTATAGCAGTTCTTTCCAAGGGGTCATAGTTACTGGGGTTATGTTCTTGATTAGTAGATTTAGTTTTGATAGTAAGCTTACCTGCGGCATTAGCTTCTCCAATTTCTTGGGTTACCTCTAACCAATCTGAGGAGCTTTCAACTTTCCAATCTACAGCACGATATTCATCTTGAGGCTTATTATCGATAAACTTCTGTTGGTAACTGTATACACCTATTTCTAGGGTCTCACCCCTTTTAGTACCATCGAAAGTATGGGAAGTAGTTTCTGGAGTGATACTAAAATAAGTTCTCCAGGTCTCTACTATTTTAGGAGCGGCCTTTTGTACCAGAGTTACTTCCCTTTCTACACCCTGAACTACTACCTTGAGAACCTGCTCTTTTATATTATTCATGTCTTCGTTTACTGCCTTAGGCTTTACCCTAATAGTTGCAGTACCAGTTCCGGATAATGAAGATATTTCAAAGTCTGCTGCCATTTTTAACTTTCCTTATTTCTTTTCTAACTTCATTTCGTATTTCCTTTTGTAAGGCAGCTTTTCCACCAGCAGCCTTAAATGCAGGATTCCAAAGAGGACGAGGTGGTAAATTACCATCTCTGCTACCATACTCTAACATGATAGCTATCTGATTCAAAGTCTTTCTTGAAGTCTTACCAGTATAGGTAATCTTCTTGATTCCAATTGGTAAACCAACGAAAGTTCTATTCTTGGTCTTTACTACAGTAACGGATTTAGCATATTGACCCGTGAGTCGTAATAGAGTATGCTCCCCATATTTCTTTACAGTACCTGGAGCATGTTTTGGCCAAGAAGTATGGGTACCGGGTGGTGGAACACCCGTATTCAAACTTCGTCTTACTATACGAAGAAGTTGATTACCAAACTTTTCTGTACCTTTCGCATAGCCTTCGGTTAAGATACTTGGAGTTTTGGCAATCAACCTTTCTGCACGAGCTTGTTCTCGTTTATCTACGTATATTTCTAGAGGGCCAACTGGAGTCGATAGTGTAATATTAACCGACTTACTTGGCATAATTCTTACTGTTGTTTAGGTTTATCCAATCCCAGCTCCTGAGCAATCCTTAATAAAAGGGTTTCTTGGTTAGTTAACCTCTCATTCATGGATAACTTAAATTCTTCGAAATCTGGAGCAGGATTACGAGGTGATTCTGAACGATTATTAATTAGATCAAGAATAAGTAAATACATACTCATAGGTTATAGTTGCAGCATTCTGAGTTATATTGACTGTAAGCTCCCAACCATTATCATCATTCTCTGCTTGCCTTAATTTAATGGTACCTGACCTTGTTGATTCTACGGTATTCTCTGTTAAGGTTAAGGTTAACCCATAGTTTCCATTATCACTTGATAACATTGTGAATGCTACATTTGTAACCCAACTTGGTTTTGAGGTTACAGTTAAAGCTAATGGGTATCTTGTACTTATTTCAGAACCGTTTATTATCTTAGTCTTAAAAGAATAAGCTACATCAACTGTAAAGTTATTACCTCCCAAAGCCGATAATCCAGTTCTAGAAGTAGTTCTAGAACCAGTAGGGGAAGTAAATGCCAAGTAATACTTATAAGATACTGAAGCAGCACTCTGTGTAATTTTAATGGTCTTAGTAGTTGCCCCACTATAGGATGCAGTTACTATACAACTTCTAGTTGAAGTACCTGTGTTCTCTGTAGCAGTAAGTACCGTCTTAGTTGAATTCAAACTAAATCCAGTACCACTTGCACTAACCGTAGGTGTAGCACTCTCCGAAGAACCTGCACTTATTGACCCTGAACTCCAATAGTTGGTAATAGGTATACTTACACTGGCATAAATATTAGAACTACCTCCTAAATTAGAGATAGAATATGCATTTGCCGATAAGCTTATTACTGGTGTACCCTCAGTAGTACTGATAATTGAATTCGCTGCCTGGTATACTGGTACACTTACAGATTTGGTTTTACCATTTAGTGATAAGGTACCAATAAGGGCTCCTACCCGGGTTCTAGGTTTAACCGTAGTTCCCAAAGAACCTGCACTAACTGCAGTACCATAACTAATGCTAGCACCGCTTGTAATTGTGCCACCTCCAGTTGTAGAACCATTCCATCCCCAAGTCTGAGAATATGATGGCATACTTGAGAATGAACTTCTACTTCCTCCACTTGCAGGTATATCGGATACACTTCCTCCACTGGCAGTGATTTCACTGTAAGTCCTATAACCTGCCGACTGAGAACAAGATAGGGTTAACTTCTTCCCTGTTTCAGCTTGGGTTAAGGTTACCGTACCACTTCGTGTACTGGTAGAAGTATTATTACCCATAGTTACAGAAGTACCACTTCCAGATACACTACCAGAGTTGGCTCTAGTATAAGTTAAAGCAATTTGGTTACCATAATTATGACCATTTCTCAATTCTTGCTTGTAAGAAGCAACGGTAAAGGTTTTAGTATCTCCTGTAGCCCCAAATAATATAGAGGTAGGTGATAAACTCCAAACATAACGCCAAGATTGAGAGGCTGCTGCTTGAATAAAGGTTAATTTAAAAGTTTTACCCGATTCATCCTGTGTAACAAGAGTATTGGAATCCGACCGAGAGGTTAATCCCAAATTCTCTGAAGCAGTCCAAGGAGGTGTTTGAGGATGATTAGCTACCCATGCAGGTCTATTACTAATAACATAATTTACCGTAACTTCAGCCCCATTAGCTACTCCATCCCAATATTTCTGTTTTGTAGAAATAAAACCAAACCCCTGATTAGAAGAGCTTGGGTTACCCAAAGCATCGAAGCTTACACTACTGTATCTAGTAGTAAAAGTATATTTATAAGTTACCTTATGAATATCTTCTAACTTTACTGTTTCGTTATTTCCATAGGAACTGGCATTGGATAGTTCCAACCCCAAATAGTTTTCCCCTGTTCCTGTAGGGGAGAGTGCTAACAATTCAGCCTTGGTAGGACAGTCATTACCATCCTTACCAAGGCCTACTTTACTTTTGACAGCACTCCAGGTTGCTATCTCTCCCATAAGATTTATTTGTTTTTAAGTTCATGAATCTCTGCCTTCAAAGCCTTGATTTCATCGTAGAGAAGTTTAACACCTTCGATTGCCAAGGTTGACATCTTGTGATATTTAACTTGTTTTACGAGTACATACTCTTCTCCGTTGATTTCCAAGGTTTCGAATTCCTCTGGATTAGGTACCGTAGATTTCTCTACTGGAACTTCTTCCACATATTTACCAAATCCTAAGCCTTCGAGGTTCTGAGCAATAGTTCCCTCGTCCTCTTTACCAAGCATTTCGAATGACTTGGTTGGTATCTGGCAAATCTGTTCCAGAGTATGATTCAAATCCTTAATGTTAGATTTGAGTCGAACATCTGAAGATTCTTTGAAGAAACCAGAAGGGGCCGTGGTCTTAGCAAATACTACATGGTCGGTAGTTGCCAATCCCAATTGAGCTCTAGTTACTGTATGAGGATTATCTCTTCTACCAGCATGGCTATTGATAGAAGTCTGAGCAGCAGTACCTGCAGCCTTAGCATCAGCAATAGCAGTAGCTTGAGCAGTAGATACTGGCTTATCAGCATCAGAAGTATTATTAACATTACCCAATCCAACCTGAATTTTAGTAACTGTATGAGGATTAGATTTATTGGCAATGTGATTATTTACCTTAGTTTCTAAGGCAGTTACATCTGAACCAGTATCGGCAATCAAATCGTCAACGTAAGTTTTCAATTCTGTACGAAGAGCATTGATGGCATTAGTTCTATTGGTAATCTCATTTGCCAACCCCTGTACGGTATTATCCAAGTTAGTCTTATCTGCTGCAGTCATTACACCTGCAGTAGTCTTAGTTGCTGCAAGTATATCTCTAATTAAATCTGTAGCACCTTCATAAGTCTTACCATCTGCACTCTTAGTTTTATTATTAAGAGTAGCTCTTACATTAGTTGAATTATGGGTAAGAGTGAATCCAGTAAGAATAATTCCTGGAAGAGAACTATTAAAGGTATCATGAGCATTATCTTTTGCAATACGAGCCTCTTGTTCAGCTTCAATAGCATCTGGTAAGGTTTGATTAAGCATTATTACACTATCGGCATCCATCAGACCAGCTTCTTGAGTAGTGGCTGGAGTTAGAGGGATTACCATCCCATCGGGTTTATCAATGTAATGCCCTTGACCATCCGTAGCAGAATAGTTACATAAGATAATAACATTACGCTTATTTTTGTTAGCTATTGAAACCTTACTAATTAAATTTTTAGGCATGCTAGATACCACATCCTCAAGATGCTTACCTCTACTACCTTCGAAAGCAGTACCTGCGATTTCCCCAATGATAAGAGACGAAGTATTACTGTCTACGAATTTAGTACCTGACCAACGGAATTGGTATGGAGGTTCACCATCGGCAACATTTATATAAATCTTACCAGATTCTCCAACTACGGGAGTTTGGTGACCTGCATCCGTATACAATTGAACATTAGTAAGACCTCCAGTGGGGCTTACATCATAGGTAGCATATACTTCAAGTACATCGTCTACATATGAAGGCAAATGGTTAGCAGGTACTAACCCCTTCCCATCCAATGGAGCAAAGCCATCAGCCTTACCCTTAGTTGCTACAAAGGCATCATGCTTAGCTTCTAGAGTGTTAATGTTATTCTGCAGTTTATTATCAAGGGCAGTGTCTGCCTCAGTTCTATCAGCAATCTCTTTATCAATCCTTGCACCCAATGCAGTATCAGCAGAAGTACGAGCAGTTGCTTCATCGTTTACAGCTTTAGTAAACTTGGTATCTAAAGCAGTATCTGCAGCTTTTCTATCAGCTACTTCTTGAGCAAGAGCGGCTTCTGATTTACCGTCCAAAGCTTCGATAGCATCTTTACGGTCCTGAACCTCTTGAGCAATAGCATTGGGTAATGTCTCATCTAGATTAACTTTATCTTGGGCGGTCATTACACCAGCTTTCTCTGTAGTAGCTGCTGGGATATAAGTAGTCTTATAATCTTCAGGCTCATGAGTATAAATACCCTCTTCTTTTTTAGAAGAGAAATTATGAGTTAAAGTAACATGACTGCTTTGTTGACCTACCTCAACTGGTTTATCACCAGATAAGATAATAATATTATCTGGTATAGAATCAAACAGCTTCTTATCTGCTGCAGTTTGTACACCAGCTTTCTCTGCAGTAGAGGCAGGCAATGTAATAGGATTCTGTTCTACTGTACCATCTTCAACTACGGTCTTAGTAGCAGCTATGCCAACAGTAGTTTCATTGGGAGTTACTGCACCAAGAGCAAAGTTAGCCGTAGAGATTCTATCTAACTCAACCTTATCCTTAGCAGTCATCGTACCAGCCTTAGTAGCCGATACCTGAGGCAAATCGAAAGTTTCGGTAGTATCAGCATTCAAACCGTTATCCTTAGTTACTGTTACTGTTACCTTATTAGCATCTGAAGCTGCAGAGATATCCGTCAGAGAATTGGGGTCTAACCCATCTAACTTAACCTTGTCTGCGGCAGACATAACTCCTGCAAGAGTTTGAGTTACCGGGAGTAAGTTCTTGGTAGCTTCTACTTCTTCACCATATTGGTTATTTGCATTATCCTTGGTTGAAGTCTTTACCTTGAAAGAAAGTTGGGTACCGGTTCTTGTTACAGCACTAACATCGGTAACCATGGTATCAGGCAAAGCATCAGAAGTACCTTCTTCAGCTACCAGTCTTTCTTCATGGTCATCGGTAATGTTAGTGAATTTATTATCTAAGGCAGTATCAGCATCGGTTCTGTCCTGAATTTCTTTATCGATACGTTTACCCAAAGCTGTATCGGCAGCAATACGGGCAGCTTCTTCTGCATCAATGTTATCCTGGAGAACTTTATCTGCGGCCTTTCTTTCCTCTCTCTCTGTATTTAAGTCAGAAGTATTCTGGTTAATCTTTGCTTCTAATCGAATATCCTCAGCCTTACGAGCAGCGATTTCATTATTCAGCAAATCGGTAATGGCAGTATAGTTACCATTAATGTTATCCTGAATACCCTGAATCAATTCCAGATTACGTTGAATATTAGCAGCATTCTGAGTTACCAGAGCATTGGTAGCATTCAAGGAAGTTAACAGCTCCGTACGAGTTTCAGTTACGAAAGTTCTCAACTCATTTACCGTAGTAGTAAGAGTATTACTTAAGTTAGTGAAAGTCTGTTGCAGAGTATTATCTCCTTGTTCACGCAGATTCTTTTCAGCTTCAAGCTTATTCTCCAACTCAGTAAGCTTAGCAGTCATAGTTGCTGCAAAGTTAGGGTCATCACCGAGAGCCTTAGCAATCTCAGCCAAAGTATCAAGTACCTCTGGAGCAGAGCCAATAATCTTTTGGATAGCTGCCTCTACTTGTTCAGCACTCTGGAAATCTGAATCGTTTAATAACTCAGAAACTTTAGTGATGTAATTTGCATGTTCTTCGATGCCATCCAACTTGGCATATAGCAAGTCAGTGAAGTCATTTGAAGAAAGTACTTTACCGTCTACCTTATCTACCTTCTTTCCATCCATTGCCTGGTCAGCAGCAATTCTATCTGCTTTTTCCTGAGCAATAGCATTATTAATAAGGGTATCTTGGTTAGCACGTTCTGTAGCTTCCTTATCGATATTATTCTGCAACTCAGTATCACCAGCTAAGCGGTCATTCTTTTCGGTAAGTATATTTTGGTTGATACCCGCCATATCATCTTTATGGTTCTGAAGGTTGGTATCAATCTTTGCCTCAAGAGAAGTCTCTTTGGCAATTGCTCGGTCTTTCTCTGCATTAATAGCAGTAGTATTAGCATTTACCTTTGCTTTTAATTCATTCATAGCATCGGTATTACCTGCCTCTAGAGAATCAATACGAACTCCCAAAGCATTATCACCGGCAATACGATTTTCCTTTTCTTGTTCAAGCTTAGTGTTAAGATTAGCCACCTCGGATTCCAAAGCCTGCTTAGCATTATCTAATTTAGCTGTGAACTCAGTACTCAGAGATTTATCGGCTGCAGTACGGTCTGCTACTTCTTTATCCAAATTTACCTGAAGAACTTGGTCTGCAGCTTTTCTTTCTACACTCTCAGTATTAAGGTCAATATTGAGAGTATCGATACGAGAACTCAAAGCACTGTCGGCATTCGTACGGTCAACGATTTCTTCGTTAATCATATCCTTAACTTCCTTGTAGTTATCACCTACAGTCTTAGTTAAGTTTGTGATTGCCTCTGAATTTCTTTCTATATTATGTTGATTAGTAGCGATTGCCGTAGTATTGGCATTTACCTGCTCAGTAAGCTCATTACGCAAAGTATTGATAGACTCTTGCATACTCAAAGCCAAGTCTGAGATACGCTGGTTAACGTTAGCCAGACTTTGAGTATATGCTTCATCAGCAGTCTTTCTTTCGGCAATCTCCTTATCCAAGTTAGCCTGAATTACTGCATCGGCATCTTTACGGTCTTGGATTTCCTTATTAAGGTTATCTCTTACAACTCCGAGTGCAGCATCTCCAGTAGCAGACTTATTGTCTACGTATTCTTTCAGTTTAGTTTCAAGGGCAGTATCTGCATCCTTACGAGCTTGAACTTCAGCAGCTACTTCAGCACTGTTTGCCTCGTCTCCTGCAATACGGTCTTCGATTTCTTGGTTAACCTGTTCTGTAATTGCAGCCAACTTCCTAGTGATGGTAGTTGCAAAGTTGGGGTCATTTCCAAGGGCATCGGCAATTTCCTTAAGAGTATCAAGTACCTCTGGTGCTGAACCAATAATCTTTTGGATAGCCGCATTTACTTCCTCTTCAGTTTGGAAACCGGCATCATTTATAAGCTGAGAGAGATGGGTAATATAGTTTGCCTTTTCTTCTATGCCATCCAATTTAGCTTTGAGGATATCAGTAAAGTCATTCTTAGTCAAAGAATAACCTTCACGTTTATCTACCTTCTTAGCATCAAGGTCTTTATCCCCTTTTTCTCTAGCAGCAGCCTCGGCAGCAATGGCATTAAGTAATTGTTCTTTGTCTTCTACACCCTGCTCTTTTATATCCTCAATTTTATGTTCGAGAACTAAATCCTGAGCAGCACGAGCAGTAGCCTCTGAATCTATATTGTTCTGTAATATCTGGTCTGCAGCAGTACGTGCTTGAGCTTCTTGGTCAATTTTACCTTGAAGAGCATTGTCTGCATTGGTACGGTCTGTTACCTCTTTAGAGATTTCATTATGAAGAACTTGGTCCTCAGAATGACGGTCTACCTTCTCTTGGTCAATTTTACCTTGAAGAGCTAAAGTATCAGCCTGACGATTAGTGATTTCCTCGTTAATCTTAGAATCCAGTACAGTATCTGCATTTGTACGATTTGCAGTTTCTTCGGCAATCTTTGCCTCGAGTGCGGCCTTATCATTGATATGTAGAGTCTTAAGTTCATTTACACTTTCCTTAATCTCATTATCGGCAGCAATACGTTCATCTTTTTCCTTTTGGATAAGGTCCTTGAGTTCCTTCTCAAGTTCACCATTATCTTGATTTACCTTATCTTCAAGGTCTTTTATGTCTTTGGCATTTTTATCTACCTTCTTCTCAACTCGGTCGATTTCAGCTTTTAAGTCTGCCTTAACGGTATCAATCTTCTTATTGATTTGGTCTAACCCATATTCTAGGTTATCCTGAACTGCAGCTATTGCAGCACCCAGATCAGCTTCGGCTTCCTTAGCACGATTAACCTCTTCGGTTAAAGCAGTACGAAGGTCGGTTAATTTATTAGTGATAGTAGTTGCAAAGTTGGGGTCATTGCCCAATGCTTCTGCCAACTCTTTAAGAGTATCAAGGGCATCATCAGCACCATCAACCAAATCACTAATCATCTGTTTAACTTCTTCCTCGGTTTGATATTTCAAATCATTCTCAAGCTGAGAAACTTTAGTGATATAATTTGCATGTTCTTCGATGCCATCAAGTTTAGCCTTCAACTCATCTGTAAAATCATTTTTCGATAAGTCGTATCCTTCTTTCTTATCTACCTTATTCTTGATAGAAAGTACGAAGGCCCAGAACTCATTTATAGTTCCTCCAAAGCCAGCTTTAACAAAGTCATCATAGTAACCCTGTAATAACCGCTGGTCTATTTCTTCGCAGGTATAATACTTACTTACATACATATTTTATAAAATTTAAGGATTAATTACTGCACGTTGACGACCCAGTAAGAATTCAGAATCGATATCCCTGAATGGTTCTCCCTCTGAACCACAGAAGGCATTCATTGGTACATCCGGATTTTCGGGGTCTACATCTCCACCGTCCTCAATATCTCCCCGTATGCAAGCATAATCAGGAAGCCTATTTACACGGAACTTTATTACCTGGCCTATACCAGGATGAGGTATTATTTTATCCCAGATATCCCCGAAGTAATCTTGAAAGCAGGTGACAAATTTGTTTCCGGTCATCGATTGAAATGCCGTTACATCATTGCCATTACCTTTCATTTCAATATGAACTCCAGAGGTACCATTGAGGATAACCCGATTACTATCAAACCAAATTCCACTGTTTGTAGTAATTGGTGTCCACCTCAGTACTAACATCTTTGCCATATACTTTATTTTTATTCTACAAATTCAACTTTGGTATCTCGGTCTCTCTTTAGGATAATCATGAAAACTAAAACCTCATCCTTTGCCTGAGCAGTCTGAGTATCTCCAGAAGGCTTATACGTTATACCATTAATTACAAACCTATCTTGTTCCCAATTAAAATCCCAATAACCTTCCGGTGTAAGATAACCGATTTGTTCTATATAAGATTTAGAAATTAGTATTGATAAGTTTTCATCATCCAATTCTCCTGAAATAGTTGCCTTATTGATAGGCCAGTTTCTGAAAGCATTGTAGTAACATAATGCCTCGATTTGGATGTTATAATATTTAGGTATACTGTCTTCGGCATGACTGAGAAGCTGATTAACATGTTTGGCCCAGGTTATGGATTGCCTACCAGCATCCCAATCTAAGAAGTCAGTGATAATTTTCTTGTATCTATCCCAAGAGCGGTTCTTTACCATTCTCCAGGGTTCTTTTGTCATAACTTAGTTAGAATTGATTTCTTACCACCTTTCACTGGAGCACTTGGGTTGGGTCCATCTAATACTCCAGGTTGCCTTCTGTTAACTACTTTTGGGACTACGGTTCTAAATACTTCATCACAGAATGGTAAGTAGATTTCCAATCGTGAAGCTAACATACAAAGGTTCTTTCTTAATTCATCTATTAATCCACCTGGTTGCATTGCTTGAGAAAGTGTTTTCCATAGGGAACTTGTAGCATCTGCCAAGGTATCATAATATTGCACTTCAGTAGGCCCAGTAGTGATTTGTTTTATCCTATCACCTCGGGCAAGTTCGGGTTTAGAAGTACCATCACCAGTTTGTTCTTTGGTAGAAGTTAATTGACTTAGGTATTCTGAAGTACTTGTTAATAGATTAAGTATCTTCACATTGAGAAAGTCCCATGCTGCCAATTCCATTATTAATTGGTTTTCTAGTGCTTCATACCATAATTCATCAGTATACTTATCTGCAGGAATTTGGTGATTTACTAGAGGACCAATATAATATTGCCATTTGGTGATGTAGATAGATTTATCTTCCCTGGTCATTCCCTCTGATATCTCTGAAGGAATATAGTGGTCGATTAAGTTATATATTGTATCGGCTAATGCCGTATGACCATAATCACAAACTACCAGAGTCTTATCTACGGTGATATCTAAACCATTAGAGTTGGTTACATGTAGGGTTACTGTATAGAAACCGGGAGTTTCATAAGAATAGGAAACATGTCTTCCACCATTGAAAACCTCTCCCTTATCATCGCCAAAGTCCCAGTCAAAAATGGATTTGGCCGGGACTTTGGATATGACTCTGAATGAAACTTCCAGACCTGACGTAACGTACAAAAAGTCCAGATTGTTATTCATATTAGTCTGTCTTATGTAATTTTCATATATTACCCTTTAGAAGAGGATTCGAATTCTTCCAGCAAAGCCTGAATAAGTGTTTCTACTGTATCATCTTTCTCGGCAACGATTTCATGAAGACCTGCTACCAGTTTCAGTTCTTCCAGGGAATAGCCCTTTGCAAGTTTTTCAAGAGTCATGCCTTTCTTGAACTGAGCATTCAGTTTCTTATCCAACTTTTCGATGTCGGCCTCTGAATACTTTTCGATTTCTGATTTATCAGCAATGATAATCAGATGGCCAGAGGCAATTGCCTTCTGAATCTTTGGTGCACGGAATTGACGACGAGAGAGTTCCTTGTCTTCTCCTCTACAAACGGTAATACCAGTTGATTGGTCATGAAAACTGTAAGCTCTTGGTCCCACAGTTACTGTATATTTATCTTTAGCCATATTTCCTAAGATTTAAAAATGATTAATGATTAAAGAGAGGATAGGTCTTTTTAGTTACCTACCCTCTCAGGGAATTTATATAGATGAAACCGGACGTCCCTTATTATTCTAGGTTAACCATCAAATATGGGTCTACGTTCATGAACTCGGGGAAGCCGAATTCTGAGAACTTCTTGTCGGCAGCCAGCAACAGAGTTGCATCCTGGTACATCTTAGAGAAGCCAGTAGTCAAGCTTGCATAGATTGCCTGAGTCTGGTTAGAAACGATTCTTTCAGATTCAAGCATCAACTGACGAGCAGTAAGCTTAATCAAGGCAGCAGATGTATCAATCAACAGCAACTGTTGGTCGGGTGTACCCGGGTGAATGTAGAAGTCAGCATTCTTGGGAACAGGAGACTTAACATTCAGGGTAGCTTCTGTAGTACCAGAGTGACGATCCTTGAATTCCGGCAAGTTCAGCATTTCGATTGCCTGGTCTTCACCACCAATCATAGTTTGGAAGTTACGTCCCATACGAGCAGCACGTACCCAAATATGCAGAAGGTCTTTGTAAGTGATACCATGAGTTGTTTCGTATACACCGATTACCGGGGCAGACTCAGAGCCATCAGGGTTGTTACCATTGATAGCAACGTCCATAGCCAGAGTATCCAGAGCATAACCCAACTGAACACCAAAATCACGAAGGTAGATTCCCAAGACATCGAGCGAAACATAGTTACGAACTTCATCAGTAAGTTTGAAACCTTTTCCGATTTTGAAGAGGCTAACTGATTTCTGTCCGAAGCTAACATCACCCAATGGGATAGTTTCTGCCTCATTAACCTTTGCAGGGGCAGCATCCGACATGTTAACCATCGGCATGATTGCTTGTAAACCATTGATTGGTTGGTCAGATGCAATGATATTTGGATAGAACGGAGCCTGGCGCATACCCAATGTGATAGCAGCACGAATGATTTCCGGAACAATCCAACGAATATCCTGTTGTGGCATTGTAAAGATGTTCTGCATCGTGTCCACTTTTGGATTGATGCCCATCTTTTCAAAAAGTTCATCTTCTGAAATACCCCATTTACCGGTAACCAATTCTCCAAAAGTTACCTCTACAGGCTTCTTGTCCTGTGAACCGGAACGAACAGCTTCCAAGCTTCTTACCATTTCCGGCAGCTCATTCATAAAATCCTGAGCCTTCAACTTTGTAATATCTATTTTATTTTCCATAACTTCTTTTCTCTTATTTGATGAGTACTTGAATTACCTCATTTGCCTCTTCTGCTGGATTAAGGGCAATGAACTGGGTTGAAGTTGCTTGGTTAGCTTTTACGAATCTATCGTTAAGCAATTCTCCATCGGGAGTTACATAGCCAGCTTCGATATTTTCGTTTGATACCCAGTTACAAATCATGTAACCTTCCATAGCTACTGTTACCTCTACCGGGAAATTTCTTTGAGGTTGATAAGCAGGGTTAACGTTATCCGTTACTGCTACACCCAAATAAACTTGAGTAGCTGTATCAGTGCAAGGGTAAATCAAACCTTCTTCATTCAAAGCCACTGGCATACCCTGTACGATTTTCTCTCCAGCTTTAACATTGAAAGCCTGGTGCAATTTGTGTGACTCACTTTTGTAAATCACCGCTCTCGGTGTTCTTTCCCCAAAGAGAGTAAGTTGCTGAGGGTCGTTTACGATTTTAGTTTTTTCCATAACGCGGATTATTTATATTAGTTATTTGATTTTGTTTCGATACAAGTTATCGATTACATTCTTAGTACTCGGAGATTCTGAATTCCGTTGGGTATCAGTACCCTGGGTTCCAGTTTTATCCTCGGTATCATCCTCAGCAATTGAGGAAGCACGGTTGACGTCCTTAGAACCACATTTCGAGCAAGTGAGAGGGAACTTCTCTTCCAAGCGAGCTTGGTAATCCTTGGTCAAGGAAATAAGAGTAGTAATACCAGTAGTCTCGGCATTGAGCATCGTAACGATTGTCTCATCTACCTTATCACCCATCAACTTCTTGTAGGTTTTTACGGCATTTTCACGTAGAGAAGCAATGTGATTCTTTCCTACGGTTGCCATTTCCTTCAAGTTAGCTACTTCGGCATTCAAGTTGGTAATCTGTTCCGTAAGAGAAGTTTTCTCTGTAGTAAGATTATCTACCGAAGTTTGCAATTCGTTTCTGGATGATACCAAAGTCTGAATGCAGGCAATTACATTTTCCTGATTCATCTCTTTACCTTCTTCCAGGGTAAGCATGTTATCCCCAAAAAGGCTTTCAAGAAATCTTTGTAATTCGTTCATGTTATCTTTATTTGAATGATTATCATTGGCATCATTATCATTAAAAGAACCCTGAGTATCGTTCTTTTCTTGATATGATGTTAAATCTGATTTATAATCAGTAAAGAAGTATTGCTTCGATTTATCATCTCTGTATTCTTCATAAGATGCCCAAGTTCTTTTGGCAAAGGTTGGATTAATGATTTTACCATCTTCACCAATCTTTTGAGCAAATGAATCAGCTCCATGAGATACCAGGGATGTTTCCATATATCGAACTACCTCAGTAACTATTCTACGAACCATTTCACCCTTAGAGTCATAAGTACCGAGTTTTCGATAGAATTCACCATCTTCCATTCCTGGGTGTGATTTATCCCACTTAAACTGTACTGTTACCGAGTTACTATGAATTGAAGGAGGTTCCATAAGGATGCCTCTAGCAATTCTTGGGTTTGCCTTACCATCGATTTTCAGAATACCGTTGATACCAGCGGGTATAGTAAAGCTACCGTCTTTATAAGACTCCTGCCACATTACTTGAGATACAGCTCCAATTGCATTACCAATATTTGTTTCATGGTCGCAATTTACTGTTTGCCCGAGTAACAGTTTCATGGAAGCCTTAAGTACTCCATTTTGACTGAAGTCTGTAGGATTCCAATTTTTCGATACGATTGTTTCCGAAAGTAATCGGAACATAGGTTCGATAAACTCTTCATCCTTAGGAGTTAATTCCGATTTGTCCAGGTTGGGATAGTAAGTATTATAATCTATATCCCCTCCCCAAAACCCAAATTGAGCAATGGAATCCGGTGTAGGATTTTTCCATTTGTAATAATTCTCTGAGAAAGCCTTGGCTCCCACTGCTTCTGGGATATACCCAGCCATAATGGTATGGCCTTGACCTATCACCATAGAATCAAGATGCTCTTTGTTTTTCTTTGTAAATTTACTCATCTTGCTTTAGTATTTTGGTCTCCTCGAGAAGGAGCCGGGTTATTCTTATCTCTTGACCTACGAGCAGATTGGTTTTTATCATCTTGCCTTTGTTTCTTCTTAGTTCCTTCTTGGGGGTCTGTATTACCTCCCTTAGCAAATTGGTCCTCAAGTGAAACTCTTGGTTCCTTTTCATCTGGTGAATCATAACCCATTGCCCAAGCATATTGCTCTTGGCTAATGATACCTGCCTTATACAGTAAGTCAAGGTTCTGTATCTTATACTGAAGACCTTGTTGGATTTTAACTTCATCAGAAACTGTAGAAGTTCCCCAATCAATCTTCATCCCCTTATTATTAAAGCCTGCCAGACGCAGTTCTAGAGAATAAAGTCGGTCCAATACATAAGCTACAAGCATTTGGATATTTTTTAACTGGCTAATCATCTTAGACAGCATTATACCAGTTGCACCTTCACCAGTAGTAGATGATACCCCAATGATAGAGCCATTAACTCCCAACCCATTTGCTACAGATTGTTGATTCATATTCCAAGGCTTCTCGATATTACCGAGCTCCTTAGTAGTAGAGTTGAGTTTGAATTCATGGTCATCTATGTAACCAGCAACTACCCCATCCTTCATACCATCTTTAACATTACGTTTGAGGATATTGAGTTCATGGTATAATCGGGATTCATAAGCTTTTATACTTTCATTTGGTCTTTGTGGAGATTTCTGCATCTTAGCTTCTAAGAAACCAACCATACCACAAATCTCCATGATATGTTTGAAGTTAATCTTCATATCATTTTGTCCTTTGAGAGAATCCAATGCAGGCATAAATGGAGGAACTCCATAAGGTTCATCCGTATCATTGAACATACCAACATAGAAGTAGGTTTCTGGGTTAAGCTTAATGTAATCTTGTTGCTTAACAAAGAAATTTATATTCTTTTGGTAAGGAGCATACACCCCATTTAATTCACGTTTAAACTTGATGTGTTCTGGCTTAAGGAATAATACAGTAGCCAAACCATCAAGCTTATCATTTGGTACTCCTTCTACGGATATTGCCCCACTTACAAGAAGTTGAACAATCATCTTGTTAACTAAACCATCTATACCAGCAGTATATCTGGTCCATCCCTTGGTGGCTTTCTTAAGATGTTCTCTCATCTTTGAAGCCTCTTCATCGGTATTATTAGGGAAAGTTACTGTATGACTGGTGTTAGCTAACTTAAACATATCTTGCAATGCAATGCCCATATCAGGATTTACCTTATATAAATCCCGAATTAAAGGTATCACATCAACACGAAAAGAGGGTTCAACTAATTTAGTCAACCCTTGTAATGATGTAATTAAGTTATCGCTATCATCGTCAACTGAAACCCTACCAGGCGAAATCGATGTGGCAGGCTTCTCCTCTTTATTAGAGGATGTACCATTCTTGGGAGGGTCCTTCTTACGTCCCCAACCCCAACTAAAATTGAAGTACTTTTTCATCTTGGTTGTACGATTACGTTAGTTTTTCCTTTCCTTATGTGATTACATATTGCTTTTCCAAAGATATCATCATCGGCATATACATCCCCTTCAAGGTCTACATCTACAGCTGAATTGTTAGCCCTATGTTTACCCATTGCAACAGGTCTACCTAAACCATCATAAATGAAGGTATAAGCTTCTTGTACAAAGAATGGGTCCTTAATGGTTACGTGATCTAATCGAATATCTTCTTCCAAGTTTTCTATTATCACTGAACGATTCTTTTGGGTGGTTAACCAACCAGGGGATTTATCCATTTCAGGTCTACTTTTACCTTTTTTCTTCAGCATCTTCTGGTAGTAGTAAAGGTTAGGGTAGCCTTCATCTTGAAGCTTAGAAGTTACTGATAAACCAACGTCATTGGATTCTGGAGCTATTACTGCCCAGTTAAACAACTTCCCAGTATCACCAAGTAACTTAGCATAAGCTCCCACTGCCATTCTTCCCTTATATACTACTTGTTCTTCTCCTAGCTTATCCATACAAGTAAATGAAGAGTAGTCAGAAGCTCTACCAGTTGAAACGTCTGCACCAATGAAATATTCTTTATCTGATTCGGGTTCACAGAATTGTCGGTATTGACCATTAAATCTCTTCTTAATAACTGGGTAATCACTAAGGCAGTCTTCGATAGCTTTAATATCGGCTAAGTCGAAGACTGTATTACCAGATGATAAGAAGTCACCATCAATTTCTTGTGCAGTTCGTTTTGCTCCCAGAGCAGAAGACATTTGGTTATACCAATTGATATCTCGTTCTGGGTGCATTTGCCAGTATAATCGAATTGGGTTAAAAGGATTACCTCCTACAAGGGCATCTACCCAAGTTGAATGATAGAAATTACCAACTCCATAGGGAGTGGAATTGACGATGGCAGCTCCACCAGTGGAAAGAGTAGGAAATGCAGCAGCCCAAATTTGAGCAGCCCATCTTACTACTGCTGCCTCGTCAATTACCAGAAGAGAAAGGGATTCCGAACGACCGGCTTCGGATGATGTCGGAATAGATTCAATGAATGACCCATTATCAAATTCTATCATGGAAGCAGAACCGTATTCTCCAGCTCTACCGTTGATTATGGGAGTTTGAAGGTACCATGGAAGATTTTTGTACATAAACTTAATCTTCTTAAGCACCTTCTTAGCAGTTGTGTCTTTGATAGAGATAATGTTTATCTTTTTGTTGGGATGGTACATCGCCAACCAAAGACAGTACATAGAAATAAGTTCTGTAATTCCTGCCTGACGGAATTTGAGAATGATATTGAATCGTTGGGCAATGAAATTGTAGAGAACTGATTTCTGAAATGGGTATAAATCAAATCTTACCTTTCCTTTTACTGGATGTATCACATAGCAAAAAAGGCTAAAAAAGAAAACATCACTAGAAACTCGGGATAGGTTTGATAGCTCCTCCCGAGTTAATGTAGTTCTAGTTTCTGAGATAGTCTTTGCCATTACTTAAAAGTTATACGTTATTTGAAATTCGATGTCAGTACCTATACCAGATTTTATCTTCGGGTAGTAAAAGGTATTGACTCCGAATTTGTAATTAAATCTCTTAGTCTTGATTAAAAGACCAGCTCCCATATCGAAGAGATTATTGAAAGGTCTGTATTTGCCATAAACGTATGGACTAAGTGATAACCTTGCAACTTTCTTTCGAGTTAATTGACCTTCATACCAGTTGTAGTTGTACTTATCTAAGTCGATTGGGAATAGTCTAGTTGAATAAGTGTTAGTCTCCTTATTGAACAGACTTAAGTTCAACTTATCTTTCTTCAAAACAATTTGAACCAGGGAATCTTGGTTACTGATAACTGGCTGCCTTAGCATGGAATCAGGAAAGAGAGTTGGCTGCTTATTATCATGAACTAAGATTTTACCTGGTTCAATTTTTTCTGAGTACTTCTTCTCTGGTTTAAAGGGTTTCTTGATGTAAACTGTATCTGGGATTTCATTGACCGCTAGTTCTAAGGAATCAACCTCTCGAGAAAGTTTGTAATTCCTGAAGCAAAGGTAAATAGTAAATCCTATTAGTATTAACGTAACGATATTTTTGGCTTTCTTCATAAACTAATATAATCTTAATAAACCCAGTACAAAAGAAGAAAAAAACCTCCTAAAAAAAAGAAGAATAGAATAAAGAATACAAGATAATATATTTCCAATCAATGGTTGTATACAACCATTGATTACATTGGTTGATGGAATCAACCAATGTAGGTAGGAATGAATAATGATTATTATTGATACCTACCTATTGAGGTTAATTGTATAGAAGGTTTTTAAGAAGGAATTCCTGAAAGGGAGGAAGTTTTTCCCTTCTAGTACTTTTTGACACTTTTAAAGTCTTTTAACATTTAATCAAATCATCAACTTACCTTAGTTCTCTTAGTCTTTAAGCTCCTAGCATGCTTTCTAGTAATATTTTCCCCTAATATTAGGGCCTTACTCGGTTTCTTTTCAACCAACTTTGGTGAAATAGCTTCATACCAACCCTCTATTTGAGAGGCGCAAGCATCTAGTAAATTTAAATATTCCATCTTCTTAGCTTCGAATAATTTTAACATTTTAGGCAATAAAAATCGGCTTTTTGAAGCCGATTTCAAATTTGGGTTCAAACTCCAGTAGTAAGAAGCTAAAGCACTACTAAGTTTAGATTCTTCAGCTAGTACTTCTGATTCTAACTTTATTAATTTATATATTAATTTCACTTTAGAACCAGGTAGGTTTTTAATAAAATCCTCAGGTAATCTTGGTAAAGTTTTCATATTATATTTATGGTATTAAGTTAGTTATATATATATATGTATAATCCAATAGTCTACTTATCGGAGGCGTTTCTAATGCACCTTTTAAACCAAATCCCAATTTCCCCAACTGCCCCTTTGGCAATTGTATACCTTGCCTTGTTAAGCCAGTAAAGATAATTGCCTTCATCCATGAAAATCTTGTAGGATTTAGGAAATCCCATGATTGCCTTGAAATCCAAAATCCCAAGAGGATAACCATCGGGTCGGAATTGTCTATCGGCAGGTCTCAGTGTTAAGGGGGATTTATCTTCTTCCAATCTGTATACTCCTGGGAGGGTACTCATCTTTGCTGTTTTGATTGGCCATTTCTTTTCAGCATGGAATGCTCCTACCCAAAGTCTATGTATTTTCTTTACTGTAAGATTTTTCTTTTCGGGAAGTTTTCGATAGTCATACATTGCCAGGGTTTTATCCAAGGGTATGTTATAATTTAATGGATTCTGGTAATCGTTAAGTAGATTTCTAGTAATTGTTGGGTTTTTTACTTGAAATACTTCATTGAAAGCATTCAAATATTTCTTACCGGTTTTTCTATGTACTCCGATGATAAGTAATCTCTTCCTTGATAACTGTGAGTTTCCATAATCAGAAACCGACCTTTCGTGAAAAATAAGTTTATAGTTTTCGAAAGTTTTTTGAAGGTATTCCTTTGGTAGTAGAGATAGCAAACGAGGTAGATTTTCTATAAGAAAAATCTTAGGCTTATAATGTAAGATTGATTGAATCACTAGATTTAGGGATTTATTCTCTTGTGGATTGCCCAATTCTTTTACTTTTGAAAGCCTCATAATGGAGGATGCTCCACAATCTGGGCTTGAAAGTATGATGTCTGGCTTACAGTCTGGAAAAGTTCCATCTTTATAATAAGGTATATTCCCAAAGTTTAATTTCCACTGTTCTAGACCCTTAGTATAAAATACTCCTCTAATTTCTAGATTAGCTATCAAATTCTTTCTAAAAGGGAACAAAAGGATGCCTGCACCCGCAGACACCCCTAATACTTTTAATTTTTTCATTTCTTGTAGCTTCTCAGTTTTATGTAAGACATCCATGAAAAGGGTAATCTTTCTTTGAGATAATCCCATTGGGTATCATTCGAATGAGCTTCTTCTTCGAAACTTACATCGTGATATCGATCATTCTGCTTATCCCAACCTGCAAAAGTGAAGATGATCAAATATTCGATTCCATACCATAGGTAGAAGAATCCAAAAGCAATTATAGGGATAACCCACCAGGGAGCACCCAAACCAGCTACTATGATACCAATAATCAATCCCAGAATAAAGCATTCTATCTGTTGTACCTGATGAATACACTCATGATTTATATTATCCCATTCATATACCTCTTCATCATACTTGAAGAATGAGTTGAAAAATAGGGTTATTGCTGTGTAATTCTTGGCTAGAATCAACTTTGCTAACCAATTATTGAAGTGACATCTTTTCATAACTTATTTTTGAAGTTTTCGTAAGCATTTCTTAATTTCTGATCGTAAGCATTCTGGGCATATCCAGGGCCATTATATTTTTTGGCAAATCCTGCCCAGTCTTTTTCCTTGAGTTCTTTCAAACAACCCGAGTTATTCATGAAATAATACATCAATTCCAGTTGTTTTTCATGAGATTCTGACATCTTATGAACGAAATCAAAGACATCTTTACACCCACAAAGGTTGTGATTGAATCCCATGATCTGGAACATTCCCCAACTTGTGGCTTTTAAAGCACATTCTTCATCAATTTCCTTAGCTAATTCGAGCCTTTTGTACTCTCCTAAGCCCCCAAAATACTTCGATTTATCCCATTTTGGATAAAATACCATAGAAAATCTCTTACAAAGGTAAGCTAAATCTCTGTCAGGGAATTTCTTATGTACTTCTTTGTACATAATGTGACCCTCAAAAAGAATTTGAGGCCTACCATCAGCTAAAAACCCATCTCTACCTGCTGCTTCTACCAATTGAACAGCCTTCAATAGAGCTGGTTCTAGACCTAAGCGAATAGCAAGGTCTTTAATCATTTCATTTGTTAGTTTATCCATAACTTATCAGTTTTAATGGTTCAATTTTAGTAACAAAAGTATTGCTTATAACCCATTTTTAGGATGTTTCGAGGTTCTATTATCATATATAACTTATAAAATAATGCAATATGAACAAGGAAAATCAATGCCAACTATGTGGCAAACCCATTAATTTAGATGAATTTGACCTGAGTAGAGAAATACCACAGCGTATGAAAAGAGCTCATATCTGTTTTCGATGTGCTTTTTGGTTAAATCGAAAATTTTATGATGGGGAACTCGAAAAAGAGAAGAAAATTGCCGTAATTACCCCGGATTATTCCCATTGGATAACTCGAGTACCTGGAGATATTTTAATGGTACCTTCGGCTTTCGGAGGAGTTTACCAAACTAAACTCCAACCAGTAAACACTCTGGGAGTTATTGATGAAGACCGAAAGAAACTTTTCATTATCCGTTATAATAACATCGCTCACCAGGGCACTATACCGGAGCATCTAAGAGAATATTTTAAAGTAAACGGTGTATTTCTATCTCCACAGGAATACAAAATGCTAGAAGATTACCGGGGTAATGCCTATGAATTTATTAAAAATAAAATAGATAATGCAATAAACAAAAAATAATTTCGTATATTTGCATAAAGAAAATTTCTAAATAAAAATAGATATGAAAAAAGTAAAAAAGCTCAAAGAAGGTGATGAAGTTATCTTCGTATTATCAGGAAGACCAATCACAGAGAAAGTAACAGTAGAATCCATTGATAAGAAAGGTGGATTTGCAATGCTCAGTAACCGGGTAAAAGTTGCAAGAACTCTCGGTCCAGATAATACATATCCAAGATTGGATGGGCAAAAGGGGGAAGTTCTTCCTCTCACGGAAGAGAATGAAAGAATATTCCTTGCATACAAGGCTTATTTCTCGATTAAGAGAAATATAGAATTCCTTGACAAGGAAATAAATAATATGAAAGATACAGATGCTTTCAATATGATGATTGAATTTGATAAGAAACTTACCAAGATTATTAATAAATACTTCAAAGAACAATGATTACAGTATTAGCTATAATTTACTTGGTATGTTTGCCATTCACGGTATTCTTTGTAAAGATTTGCTTAGATTATTTACCGTACACTCATATGGTTCATTCCTTGATATTATTTATATCGGTATGGTTGGTATTACCTCTATTTCCGATTTATCTATTAATCAGATACATAAAATACAAATTACTATGAGATACTTTTTTGACAGAGATGGTAATTATGCTGGGACATCAATGCAAGGGTGGGAGATTCTTCTCCTACTCTTGTTCCCAGTTGCCCTAATAATCTTCTTCGTATTCTTACCTTTCTTCATATTGTATAAGTATGATTCTAGAGAAGAAGATAAAAAATACGAAGAAGAACATCCAGAAATACTAAAAGTAGATTCTTATATTACCTGCTGGTATCCCTGGCATAGGTATTCTGTTGCATATACCTTGGCTCTGATATTTTGGGTATGTGGGTTACTAATTAGCCTACTAAATTAACCTACACTTACACTATATATGTACTTAAAGTCTTCTTGAGGAGAATAACCATAATCTATTAATTGAGGATCAGCCCCATTTTGAATGGCAAAGGTATTTCTTGAAATTCTACTCCCTTTGATTAAAGTATAGATATACTCTCTTACATCACCAGATGATACACCATATTGAATCTGTAATCTAAAGGTTATACTGCTATTTACTAGTTGATCTGAGATTAGATCACAATTGGCAGAGGTTGAGCTTTTAATGTATATACGTATTTGGATGTTAGCTGTAATTTTAACCATAGATTGAGTTACTGGTATACTAAGGTTAGCATCCCCACAGGTTAAGAAGATATACCCTGAACGGTTCTCCTCAGTAGTATTAGCCGATAAAGCAGTCAGTAATAACGTGTAATGGTTCTCCTCAGCCGCTGAGGCAATGGATACTGCGCACCAATCGGGAGCACCACCCACATTGGGAGCTTGTTCTTTTTTAGACCCATCACTACCATTTAAATAGGCCATCACAATGATTTGAGCAGTATTACCTTTACTACTACCTAAAGGCAGTGAGTTTGAAACCATTTTTATGTATCCAGTGTAATCTATACGGGATACCTGAGTTACTGTGAGATTGATTTTGTTATCAGACCCAATTTGGGTAAATATCAGAGTAGTAGACCTTGAGGACCCAGTATTTTCTGAATAGTTAATTTTTACATCTAAGTAACCATCTCCAACGGTAACTCCTCCCCAAGTAGCCCAACTTACGGAGGCTGAGCCCAAAGTACAAGAGGGTGTAGAGGTTGAAACTACTTTGCCATTTACTAGTTTTCTTTTAAGGGAAGTGATACGGTAGGTTACAGTACCACCTTTTGAAGATACAGTATCTGTACCTGTATCTGTAATTGCACGTGCTAGTTTGAATAATGTTTTTTCTTCCATATCTTTATAAGTTTTTGGTTTATAGAAAGAACTTTGATATTGTAATCTGCCAGAGGGATAAGGTGGATGAGAGCCAGGGATGTTTTATTCTCTGGTTTCTTTGTGTGTTATGTGGGCATGTGTGGTGTGGGATATCTTGGCATGCCCTTATCACGAAGAGTGATTTTTGTGGGGTAGTAAAATATGTAATTTGCCTTCAAGGTACCCCTTAATGCGAAAGCTTCGAAAGTTGTGGTACTAAAATCTGGTTAGAGAGTTCTGGCAGAGTCTTATAGCGAGGAGTAGAATTTTGGTGGTACTAAAAACGGGGTACGGTACCCTTAAATTTAACATTTGAAAATAAAAAGTAAGGGACAAACATTTTTATTTATCCCTTTGCTTTCTTTCAATCTTTAAATGTTTCGTTATCGTCTTTCAAAATTTCTTTTAAATCTTTATAGCATTGAATAACTAAATAAATTACACCAACAAATAAAAATATATTTAATATCATAGAATTTAATTTTTATTTTTAAGTGAGTAAGGGAAATATTTCCCTTACTCTGATTTTCTTTTATTTCAAAGAGTTTTTCACGATTTCAAGACCTTTTATTAATATCGCTTTTTTTTCTTCTTTTGTATTCTCACTTGCAATTGAATTAAATGAAAAATCATTTAATGTATAGACTTGTTTATAAAAGTCTATAAATCCCTCAATTAGTTTTTTATCTGCATTGTTTGCAATCGTTGAAAGAAAATTGAAAGTTACATTTCTGAACTTTTTGCGTAACGATTTGATTTGCTTTTCGTTTGCACCCTCAAAAAGTTCTTTTTTGTAAATTTCTGTTTTTGTCCCTAAAGAAGTTTTGAAAAGACCTGCATTTTTTTCTTTTACGCTTCTCAATACGTCTAAAGCAATTAAACTATTTGCTTTACTGTTTGCTACTGCTTTTTCTACATTCACTTTGTTAATTTGATTTTTCATAATAAAATGCTTGAAAGTTTTATTATTTATTATTTTTATTACTTTTTCAAATAGACTTTCAAGACTTTTTAAACTATTCTAATAAAGTAGTATTTATTTCGTTTCTGTATTGCAAAGATAAGAACTATTTTTTAATCTACAAAATTTTTAGAGAAATAATTTCTTAAAAAGTTTTAAATAAAATTTTATTCAAATATCGCTTTGTTTTTCTCACATTGCAAAGATACGAACTTTATTTTAATCTACAAACATTTTCAAGAAAAATTTTTGAGAAAATGAATAATTTTATTTTCAAAATTATTTTTGTGAAAAATTCATAAAATAGAAAATATTGTGCACTTAATATTTGCACTTAATTTTGGAGGTTCACAAGGATAATCTTCACACGCCTTGTAGTAGGCATATATGATATGTATATGGATTATCCTATATGGCTTATGCCTGTCCTCTTGAGAGTGTATTATATACCTGTATATTGATAAGGCCATTAATGGACTAAGGTGATAAAGAATTAAGGCCGATTAGCTATATCCCTATTATTGCCCTTTATAAACCTATTAGGTCTTAATTCAATAAGGCCATATAGGGACTATGGTAAGCCTATAGAGATTAGGATAGCCTATAAGGGCTTACTAAGTTAGCGTAAGTAAAAACCCAGAACCTAAGTTAGGCCTGGGCTTAGGTAAATTAGTCTAGGCAAATAGTACTGTCTGAGTCTAGGATTATTATATGGTCTGATTGGTATATAATATCCGATGAAACCCATTTTAGCTTATTGGGTTGGTAGGTTATTATACCAGTATAGGCATCATATAAGAAATGATGTAAGCCCTGGGATAAATCTAAGTTATTGATTTCCTGTTGTTCCTCTAGAGTCCAAGTGTCTAGAGATGGATCCCTGAGGATTTGAATTCAAATTCTTCAAGGAAAACCTCGATAGTAGCCTTAATCCTAATAGGGTGAGTATTAGTAATGCCTTGTACGATTTGTGTTAATCGGTTTGATAATTCTTCTGTGTTCATAGGTAAGTGAGTTTTAAGTGATTATTATTTTATTTTCTTACTGCAAATATAAATATAATATATGCAATAACCCTAATTGCCTTATGAGGTACCTAAGAGCCTTGAAGGTTAAATTGCCTTTATCCCTCTAAAATCCCCAGGGGCCATGAATGGAGATTGCCATTATCCTAATTTACCTTGTAACCTTTACCTATATAATAACTAATAATATAAACTAATGGCTCTAGGCAATCTAGGTACCCCTAAATCACAAAATTGTCCTAGAATACAAAAGTTAATGCTAATATAAATACTAAGCAAATAAATTACATACTTACTAGGAATATTACCTAAATATGCCCCTTGAAAGCCTTAAATCCTATAAACCATTTAGCCCTAAAACTTAATATCCTATTTACCTAAATCACAAATCCTATTAACCTAATCCCAATACTTATTATATATATACTAATATAATAACTTGGTGAAGGCAATCAAGGTAAATTAATAATGGCCATTAATCGACGATGTACTAAAGCTATACTACCTACATACATAGAAGCTACATAACATATCTGTATTATATAATCCCCTACCTTCGAATTACCTTGAATGCAATCTATAATATAATATATATATAAAGGGTACTCAAGGCAATCGGATTTAGGGGCCCCTAATGGTCGGATTTTGTGTACCTTTTAGGCCTTTTTGAGTTTGCCTTTAAAGTGTGTAGTAGAGCTATATGGTATAGTGGCTATATAGTGAGTTGAGTGGCTTTGTATAGTAGAGGGGTTATCACTTGCCTTGTTTGCCTAAATCCCCAAAACCCCCGGTGAGGTACCTTGATATATGTATTAGGTATTATTATATTAATAGATGGTATATTAGTTATAGAGGGGATAGGTAGATATAGAGGGGTATATTAGTTATAGAGGGGATAGGTAGATATTGTACCTTAGTTAGCGTTAGTATGATTTTGTTTTTTGTGTTGGGTGGTGTGGGAGGTACCCGGTATTTATTCGATTAGGTATACCTGTATGAAGGCATATACTAAAAGGATTATGATTTCTGTAGATGAATTTCTTTGTTAGGTAGGCTTCTTCATTTAGGATTAGAAGCCAGATCGTTACGATGAGTAGAATTAGTGATTTCATAATTATTAGTATATGTATCTTAGTATAATCCTATATGTGTAGGATACCAGGATTAGTGATGAGGTGTATAGGGTTAGGATTATCGATTGTGAGATGATATACCTTATTTTGTTTGTTGGGTGGGTATGCTTGTGGGCTTGGTATATTTTCTCATTGCGTATGAGGGTTAGGATGGTGACTACGGATAGGATTATTCGGATTATGTGATAGAGGATGTTCATTTCTTTTTGTTTCTTAGTTTCTGTTGGGTACGGAGTAGCTTATTATATTGGGCTTGGGGATCACTTAGGTATAGAGTGTAATCATTTTTGTTACTGCCCGGATTAGGGAAACATTCTGTCCAGGTATCTTGGTGTGGTATGTATATTAGGTCTTTCTTTTTCATGGTAGTGATATTATATCGATTATGGTTATATCTCTTAGTGGGATTTGTAATATTTCTCTTATCTGTAATCTTATGTGTTCGGAGTGGAGGTGATTGTTGTTTATCTCTTGGTTGGGGTACCTTAGGTATGGGTTTAGTTCCTCGGTTCTGTATGGGATTACCATTTCCTCTGTGAACCCCTCTGTGTATTCTTTAGTGTGACCTGGTACCTCGAAAGATACCAGGAATTTCCCTTTTGTTAGCATGGCTTTATCTCATTGGTTAGGATTCGGATATCGGTATATTGATTCATGTATTCCTCTTTTGAAGATATGTCTAAGCATTTACATGCTATATAGTGACCGTACATTGATATACCCGATTTATAGCATATACCCGATTTATAGCCCTGGTCTTCGTTTAGGAAGTAGGCTAATCCTTTCCTATTGATTTCGATTACGGGGTATGGAGGTTCTCCATTGGTTGCTTCCTTATCGAAAGTAGCAAAGTCGTAAGTATCCGTATTATCAGTCATGGTAGCAAATATATCGATTAGCCAGGTAAAGTCCTCTAGAGGTACTCTGTCTAGCCATTCCCATCCGATTGGGTAATCGTTTACTGTTATTGTTGGTTTCATGATGTTAATTGAGTTGAGGGTTAAACTTTGGTTTACCTAATAGTACGGTACATGGGCGTTCATCTTCATCCAGGATTCCAAGTATGAGATACATATTAGGATCTTTGGGTATTTCGAAATAGAATCCCGGTTTAGGTTCATCTCCATTGAATGATACATGTACTATTTCGGTGTTTTCTAGTAATCCATTTAGTTGTACATGAGAAAGGTAGTTATAGATAGCTTCCCTTTGATTTCTTGGGTTTTTATCCCATGAGATGAGCATATCGTCATACCAATTTGGATTATCGCATAGCTTTTTAAGTTGTTGTTGAATATACGGTGTCATGATTTGAAGTAATAATATAAGTCCTCGATTAGTTTATCCTGTTCTTCCCATATAGTATCTGATACTACGTATTCTGATACGAAATAATTATAGAAAGGCCCAAATAGTATTTTTAATACTATGTCCTTGAGTTCGATATTGAGTTGTTCCTCTTCTTCGGTAGAACTGGGTTTGATTGCCTGAAGTTCTGCCTTATAGGATGCCGTTACGGCATCCTTTAGGGTTTGAATATATTCTGGGTTAGTTTCCTTGAGAATACTTAATTGTGATTTGAGTTCTTTACTTATCATGGGGCTTAGCAATTACTGATATGAATCCTTGTGGATATAGAGTATACATAATTTGATAGTTCCCTGTGGGCAAGAAGACCTGCATTATGTTTGCAAGTAATGGGTAGATTTTCCATTGGTTTTCCTCTAGAAAGTTATTCCAGTCATCGAATTCTTCTGGATAATTACCTGATAGTTGGATATGATACTGTTCTTGGTCAGCAATAAATAAATTAGTTACTACCTGTATTTCGTCTGATTCCTTTTTGTATTGGGTAATTGGGTACCAGATGCCTTCGGTTTTCCATTTATTGAGTTGGAACAGAGACATGCCCTGTTCCAGTACGTTGAGTAATTTATATAAGTTTACCATAGTGATTATTTATTTAGTTGGTTAAATAATTCTGATACTGCAAGTTGTTGGAAGATTTCTGTTTCTCGGTGATCCGATTCCCATTTTTCGATAGCATTATAAATGCTGGTATATTGGGATATCATGTCCTCATCTTGTTCATCGTCTTGGATAAATTCCCGAAGATGTTTTTTAAGTCCAGTTATAATGTAATCCTGATGTTCTGGAGTTAATTGAAGGATTCCGAATAAGATAGCCTCTACCTGTGAGGGTGAATAATCATAATATTGGTCGTCGGCACCCTTTGTTAAGTCCATGTGAGAAATAATGTTTTCCCTGAGATTTTTGAAGAGAACTTCCTCTGAAGCATATGTGATGATATATCCTGAGATATAAGCAGCAAAAGGTTCATCCTCTAAGTCGATTGAGTAAACCTGGATATTGGTAGCTTCCTTGTTAATATAAAGACCATCGCTGTAATCATAAGTATAAATGGGATGAGAAGCAAGTAGTTCCCGGATGGCCTCTAAATTTTTTAATTCTTTCATAACGTGTCTATATTAAAATTATTTGAGAAATATTTCTCACTGCAAATATACAAAATTATTTCTAAACTTGTTTCTATAATTACTTTTATTTTTATAAATAGGGAGGTTCTGGGAGGTGTTTCTGAACTCCCTGAGGATATATTAACTGGTTAGGGATTAGTATAATTCATCGGCCAGCATTGGTTCCTTGGGCTTATTTAATTTCTCTTTAGAACGTCTTGTAGCCCAATTCTCGTAGGGTTTGTAACTGAAGGTACGTGTTGTTTCATCGTATGCAGCATATACCATTTGTTTACGGGATATTCTCCTTCCGTAAGTTTTCTTAAGATTAGCAAACCAATCTAGATACTCCTGTAAAGAGTTAAAGATTTCTTTGTGTCCCTCTAAATCATTTTTAGGACGGGTTTTCCATGTTGCTTCTATATAGCATTGATGTAGGGTGATTGAAATAAAGTATCGGCACCAACTACCACCAAAGATAGTGCCCGTGGAGAATTCTATCTCCCGAGCAACTAATGGACTAACGTTATACTTTGTCATGCGATTGAGAAATTAAGTTGGAAAATCCAGTTGTTTCTATCGAGTTGATTGAATGATATGAACCTCCCATCGTTATCGGTAAATTCATTCATGAATTGAACTGCAGCAGATGCTAATTGTCCCTTATAGGGATTAGTATCGGCAGTTATTATTGATTCGAAAATGAAAGAATAATAGGTAGTATCATAAATTTGTACCTGGTTTATATCCAAGCAATTGAGTTTGTAATCATCTTCTAGTTTGATTAAGAGTCCCATTAGGAGATTAAGGAGATTACCCTGTTCATCAGAGTCAAGTTCAAATGTAGATTTCTTTTCTAAGAAATTGCGAACTACCTTAGTTAGTTCGTCTGCTTGATTGTAAGTTACTGAGTTCGTTTTCATATTTTTGTCTATTTTTAAAATGATATGCAAATATAAGCATTTTTATTTTTATAGAAAAATATATCTATTTTATTTTTAAGGAGGCTGAGGATGTGTATACGCTAAGAAAGGCAGTGGATTAGACTGCCTTTCAATTATTAAGGTAATTGGTGAGTTAGCAAGTATAGAGCCTCTCTTATGATTGAACTCTCCATAGGTTCTAAAGAGGGTTCCTTGTTCATTAGTCCACCTTTCTTCTTTTCGTTTTCAAATACTTCATGTATGGCTTGCTTTAGTTTAGTAGCTAATACCTCTGATAACTCCTGAGATTTAAGAGAGATAAGTAACCCTTTTCGTATTTTCTCAATATCTTGGTCATTCTCAGTAATGGGTTTTGCTTCTACTAATTCTTGTATACCCGAGGAATATTCATCTAACCGTTCATATCCCAAATGTTGTAGGTCATTAATGAAGATACTGAATTCATCGTAAGTAAGTCTAGTATCAAAACCTACTCCATGATATAGTTGTACTAAAGGAGTAAGGATTCTTCTTAGTGTATTGAAATCCTTTAGATGGTCTAATTCTATCTCTGACCTAATTGGTACTTTATATACCTTTTCACCCTTCAGTACTACTAACAGAACCATTAGTCTTGGTGGTAGTCTTTTCTCGTTCATAAGCAAGTTTTTGTATTATGAGTTGTACATAGGTATTTCTCTCTTTATAGATAAACATTACCGATAGAAGTATCTCATGTTTCGGTAATATCATCTGTATGAAATTGCCTGGGGCAATCACTGTAGCTACTACTGGAGAATCCTCCTGAGAGAAATTCTCTAATATCATTTCTGCCCTCTTAATGGGTTCTGGTTTTGTTGGGTCCAAAGTTAGGACTGGAGCAGTTATACATTCCTTGATGCCCTGTGTTAAGGCATTATATAACCATTCATCTTTTATATCCTCTACTTGGAGGTTTTTCATTGTAATCATATCCTAAACCTATTTAGAGTCCATACACCCAGGATATTAGAGAATACCCATAGTTCCCAGTTTTTGTAAAAGTTATAGGGTTTACTGAATTGAGATGTTTGAAATATTATCTGATTTTGTGTTCTAGATAACATTTCTGCATGGCAAGTTAATACTTCAGAAGATAATTGAGCTTTAAAAGCTTTAATAATATCTTCATCACTTTTAGTCTCTAATGAGGTAAGCAATTTAATAAATTCTACCTCTACACCTTGAGACATGTTTACATTTCTGAAGGCAAACTTTTCTTTATTTTCCATATTCGTCATTTTTAGATAAGAACTCTTGAGCTAGTTCATCTTGAGTTCTTTCGATTATGTTCTTTACTATTGTTTTATTTTCTACTCTAGCCCACATATATAGCATGCCCAATTGAGCATCCATATAGCAATCTATAAGAGATGGGTCCTTTCTAAATACATCCCACTGTTTTACGAAATTCATTCGAACCAAATCCCTATAACCCTGGTCTGATATGCCATCTTGGTCTATATAAGCAGATACCCTTTTCTTGACTTCTAAAAGGATTTTCTCTAAGCTTTCGGGTAATCTGAAATTTTCTGGTAAGTTATGATATACCAAATTATCCGGTATTAATTCCTCAAAAGTAAACTGATTATCGAATAGTTTCTTTGGGTATCTACCTGAAAATATCAAGGGTATCTTATACCTTAGCAACGATGGTACTACGTCGTATATAACATAATGTTTCCGATATTCCTGATAGACATCGAAATATAGATTCTCATCGAATATACCAGATTTCCTCATTATTGCCTGTAAAGTATTATAAGCAGCATTGATATGAGTATTACTCAATTTGAATACTAAGTTGCCATTTTTAATAGCAATGAGTTCACTACAGCATCTCTTTCGTCTAAATAAGTTCATGTGATTAAAATGTAAAGTCAATGTATATTTTCCTTGTTCCCTTGAGAAATTTTTCGTGATTTGAGTCATCATACTTATGGCAAGCATAAGTCTTAGATGATTTATCATAATGGTCTCTTACCCATACTGGAGCAGTATCAGTTGGTTTTAATTTAAAGTATGTACCCTGATTAACCTTGTTAACCTGAGTCTCTTTGTAAGATGTCTTTGGTAGTTCCATATTTTTGTCTATTTTAAAATTGATATGCAAATATAATTTTTTCTTTTTAAATATGCAATATCCGGATATAACTATGGGAGCTTACTATTTCGGAGGAATTGAGATGCAAATGAGCCATCCTCTTTTTCTTCTTCCTCAAAGTCTTCATATTGGTATAACTCTGGGTCTTCTTCGTCTGGGTCTATACGCATTTCGATTTCTCTACGTAGTTCATGATGTTCTTTAGAGAATGAAGACATAGCTCCCTTATAATCATCAGTAATTTGCATTAACTCTGCTTTATTAAGGTTAAGACCCTCTTTACTTGTATCTACTCCTTCTTGTTTAGTAGCAACTACTTCAGGTAGAGACTTAATGTCATACCTATCCTCCAATAGTTTAGCCTCTTCTGGTTTATCTAATACCCTTTGTGATTCCAATACGATTTGACGTGCCTCTTCAACAGTGATTGCATTTTGCTGTGTTACGTTGTTCTGTTGATTAAATTGGGCAAAGATATTTGTAGTACTTCCTCCAGTAAGATTACGTACTATTGATTGCAGAGATGTAGAGGATTCAAGCTTTAATTTAAGGGCCTTTCCCAGCTCGGCAGATATAAACGGTACGTATTTCCCTCCCTGAGATTCTCTTAGGATATTAACCTGATGGGCTATTTCCATACGGTCTTCTAATGCCCATGCTAGTTGTTCTCCCATTAATGCTTGTAGTAAATCTTCTGCCTTTTCTTTATCCCATATTCTAGAGCTTAATAGCCTATCTCTCATAAATACCCGTATGTAGTTAATATCTATACCCATACGGTATGAGAATGTATTGATATCATAAGTGATACCACATAATACTCCATTACCCATCAGCCATTGATTAATAATGTAGTTGTGTATCTTTATCAGAAGTTCATCATTTGGGTTCTTCTGATATTCTAATGCCATTGCAGTAGTCCCCATAGGTCTTGGGAATCTTACCATTTTATTTTCCTTTTCTGACATACAAATGAGATTTTCTGATATCGGAACTTTCATCATAACCAATATACTCTAAATCGAACCTTACATACAGATTCAAAGATAGGTTATAGAAATATCCCTTATATTTTTTCTTACTTACTGATAAATTAAAAGGTTCACCAGAGATTAGGTCCCTGGTGAATACTAAATTACCTTTCCCAGTGATGGGAATATTAAGGCAAAGCTTATAATCCCCTACCTTAAATTTATTCCCATGCAGGTCTGTGATTTCCCTTGCCATAGTTTGCCTTTTTATGGTTCGTAGGTTTTTTGTCTTGTTTACTACGGTTATGGGTTATCCCCTTTTGCTCTTCGATTAATTTCTGAACCTTTGGGAATAACCTTTGCCTTAAAGGAACTACCTGAGTAGCGAAAAAGGCATTCCATAATTTCTGAGTTAATGGTTCCCCTATTTTAAGTTCTGAGATTGCCCAGAATTTAGTTTCGAAATTCTTAACTATTTCCCTAAATCGGTAGTAGTATATATTGCCAGTCTTTTTATCTACCCCAATTGTGGTAGTTTGGCAATAATCTAGAAATTCTTTACCTAATTCGGATATAAACTCTTCCCTTTTAAAGTCATAATTCTCTTGGTCGAGCTTAAATAATTTTACGTAATCGATTGCTTCCATATAGATTTAGTTTGTGATTATTAAACGAGGTATACTTTCATCTGTAATTTGAAATAAGTACCCTCTTACATCATCCTCATAATAAGAGGACCAATATGTTCTTCTAACTCTGAAATTATCAAGGATTGCCCCTTTGGGTACTCCAGTAATAAATAAGCAATGCTTAGGCATCATTGGAGTAATCTCAAATTTCCCATCCTTGAAATTACCATAGGTACCGTAGTCGGGCATATTACCCGTAAATCCAGTATTCTGTAATATGTCTTGAACCAGAGTAGTTTGGGGTATTTCCTTTTGGTTACATTCTATGGTTAACTTCGATTTGCCTATATATAGGTCTTTAACTATTTCTCTAAACATTTGTATACGATTATATGGGTAATACCATTTTTCTTGAAGTAAAGGTTATTCTGTGAACGTTCCTCTAACTTCTTTAATTCTCTTCGAGATTCAGTACAAATTCTATCAGATTTCCTTAATATATCTGATACATTATCCCAGATGGGTGCCATTGGTTCTACTGGCCCTGCATAGATAACCTTATGTTTAGTTTCTATTTGGTGATATTTAGATTTATACTGATATTTGCCTTTGCAATAAAGTACGTTATACTTTTCGGGTTCGTTTCTTTTTTCGTTTTCCATTTTTGTTAGGATTAATGTAATCGGATATTTCATCAAGTTGCCCTAAAAGCAATGCCTGAATGAAAAGGTTTATAGGCCTGAAAAAGAAATTCCTTACGTTATCGGTATTTATATACCAATCGTAAACGATAAAGAACTTCTTAATCTTGGAGTGCTTAAGTGAATGTTGGATTAGATAGGACTTACAACATCGTTTATGTAATTCTACCAATTCTTTGTCCTGCTTAAGCATCTCTTTATCAGAGAAGATAGTGTAATCCATTTTGTATGAATTGAGATGCCCAGGTAATTATCCCGGGCACCTGGTTAATAAAGGTTTATGCAACTTGTTCTGGTTTGAGGACCTTCTTTTTAAAGTCCTCGTATGCTTTAGCAGCAGCCTTGAATTCCTTGGAGTTCTGGTCCTTGATACGAGCCATTGCAAGTTCCAATCGATGGAGTTCGTTTCGAGTTTGTTGTCTCCATTTCTTCCGAGCAAGTGTATCAACTACATCGGCAGGGTATACGTATTTAACTTCCCGATTAGAAATTACCTGTTCGATGATGGAGGGTTTCTGTTGTTCTTTTACCTCCTTGACTACCTGTTCTTTTTTAGATTTGGCAGGCTTTTCCTTTGAGGTAAGTTCTACCAATTTAGCATTGGCAAAAGATTTGGCAGCTTCTTGAGCATTTTCTACCAATTCCTTTTTAGTCTTTTTGGCCTTTTCTTTAGAAGCCTTAGAAATTGTGGACTTTGCATTCTTAATGCCTTCAAGTTGTTCTGCAACCTTGTTGCTGATAAGGTTAGTAACCTTGTTTTCATTCTTTTTCATAATGTCTATATTAAAAATGTTAGTAAATTGATTTCTTTATGCAAATATAAGAATAATATTTTTAATACAAAAATAAATCAAATAAATTTTTATATTTGCTAAGGTTAATCGGCTAGGAAGTCAAAGACCTCTGGAGGATAGTTTATTTCGTCCTCTGGGTCATTTATGTAATCTTCGTAATCCTCGTTATATTTATCGTAAATGTTATCTTGTGATGTATTGGGTACCCTTGTACATCTTTCAGGATATTTCTTTACGAAGTCATAGGCTTCTTGAGTAGTCATTACCTTGTCTGAGGTAAATTCGTAGGTTACATAAGAATAAGTTTCACCCAATCTAGAAACTTCATATTGCTGGTATCCAGATTTCTCAATCTTATAGATTTGATTTTCTGGAATCGTTTCTATTTCTACCCTATATTTATACCATTGCTTCTTCTCTTCTTTTGGTTTAATGCCCATGCTATCTTGAAGAGAAATTAACTTGGTTATGGGACTTTCAAAACGAGAAGGAGCAGTGTTCACTTCTACTGGATGAGTTCTATTCTCACCAATAAAGTAAATCACTGCCCCCAGGGTTACCAGGCCCAATAGGAATTTAGTTTCTGAGTTCATAACCTGTAGTTTCGAATTTATTTTTAATGTTCTTTGCAAGGTATTTACCTTTTGATTCTGCTTGATGTAAACCGTTGCAGATTTCATAAGGTACATCATCATAGCGATAAACTCGATTACCCTTAAAAGCAACCCAAAGTTGTTTTTTCTTTGAGTCATAACCAAAGCCCTCAATATTAGAGGATTCGCAAGGAATCATTTCGACTCCAGTGTTCATTTCTATTGATTCTAAGTATTCGTTCTTTTCCATGTCTATATTAAAATTTTAAAAGTGTTAGTTCTGGGTGGAATTTGAGATTTGCCCTCTGGAATATTGCCCAGGTACCAAGTACTCCCTGAGAATTAGTATGTACCCATTCATCTTCCATTCTGAATAATATGTGAGAGCATACCAGCATTTGGTATTCACTTAGCATATTTATCAGTTGAGGAGTATTCTCGATTTCCACGTATAATTCAATGTGCTCATCTAGTGCTCGAATTATTTCATCATCCTCAATCTGAAGGAGTTTTTTGATTAAGTCTTGGGCAATATCATTCCCATTTTTAACATCCTCTTTGATTGAGTTGAGTGATTCAATTTGAATACCAGCAATGAGCTTTACGATGTCTTTTGTTTCCTTGTCCATAATTAAATTTTCTTTATGCAAATATACTAAAATTATTTTATATAAAATACTCTTTTAATAAATACGGAGGTAAGTGTTAGCGGTTCTTGATTTCCTCTATTTTTTCCTTGATTGAGTCGGGGAAGATAGCATCATCTACCCATCGCATAAAGAATTTAGAAGGCTTCTTTTCTGGATTGAGAAGTAATTGTCTTTGCTCTGTAGAGAACTTAATACGTTCATCTTCCCTCATATACTTGGGAAGTTTAGTGAATTCTGCCTGAGAGAAGGAGATTACGTTCTTACCAACTTGGGCCCTTAATGGTTTCTTCCTTTCCTTATAGAGATATGGGATAATCTTTTTCGATGGTCCCCCAAGAATGCTAAAACCAAAGATTACCATTGGGTCAAATTTATCTGCTTTTGGGTCCTTAGCCCGTTTGATACATCTTGCCATCCAAGAAAATGAATTGGGATATTGCTTATTGTCTGTTGCTTCTCCCACATCCTTTTTATTGAACTCAAATCCAGGAAAGTAAAATAGAAAGTCCTCAGTAAGGATAAATACAAATCCCAATCCTCTAAGGTATTTGATAATCTCTTGTTGGGTTTTACCCTCTTCAACCATTTTCTCTACATCTGCAAGAATGTCCCCCCTTGGTGATTCCAATTCCTTAGTTGTAGACCCTGCAGGTCTTCCTCTGCCAATATTAGGTGCCTTAGCAGGCAATGTACCAGATAACCTATCTAAGTATTCTTTGAAGTTATCAATATCTTGTTTATTAGTAAGAGTTACTTCTACTCTTATGGGACCGTTATGCTGTACCTTTGGACCTGAATTCATCTCGGTATAAGCATCTACCAACCTATCGGATAATGGAGTACCATTCTCTGATAGTGTAGTGATTCTAAGTTTTGGTTTATATACTTCTTGTTCCATTTTCGACTTAATTAGAAAATAAAAGGCCTGAACAATTTTTATATTGCCAGGCCTTCTACCATTATTAACGAATACTCAAAAATATGATAAGTAAAAGTAAAAAGTGCTCTTATTAATCTTCTTCTTTAGCGGCCTTCTTTTTCTTCTTGTCTTTGGCCTTCTTATCTTTCTTATCGGAAGCCGGTTTCTCTTTTACCTTTTCTTCCTTCTTTTTCTTAGTTTCCTTTTCCTCCTTGGGAGCCTTACCTGAAGCAAGTTTTCTTTGCTCCATACGATATTTTTTCTTCTCAGCCGAATTCATTTCTCTGCCATCGATGAGAGGATAATCGTATTTGGTAGCTGTTCTACCACCATTTCCTTTCTTTTCCTTTTTCTCTTTGGCAGCCTTCTTCTCAGCTTTTTCCTTCTTCTCTTTTTCCTGGAGTTTTACCAATTTCTTGTTGTTCTCTTGGTCAGCTTCAGGATAGGCAGCAGCAACTTTGTCTCTTTCCTTATTGAGCTTGTTTACAAGTTCGGTAACCTTTTTACCATGTTTCTTGTCTTTGGTCCAATCCTTAGTAGGGTCCAACTTGTTCTCTTTAAGGTAAGCATCCAAAGCTTTCTTAGCCTTTGTGAGTTCCGGAGTCTTGGATTCCGATTTACTCTTCTTTTCTGTTTTCTTAGCCATTTTCATTTATATTAGGTGAATAATTGAATTTCCTATTTACATAATACCATAGTTATACCTTCCTAATTTGGGTTGGGATTTCTTTAATTTCTAGGATTTCTAAACTGCATTGTTTTAAAACTGCCTCGAGTTGAAGTATATCTTCTACCTCTTTCTGAGATAAGTCCGTAAAAGTTTGTTCAAAAGTTTCTTTCTGTTCCCCCCTTATAAAATTAAATTGGGCAACAATATAAGTCCCATGAAGTTTTTTATTCAGGGCTCCTTTAAGAGATATGAGTTTTCTTTTCAGATAATTACTCTTCAACCTATGGGATTGGTATTCGCCTTTCTTACCCTTACTAAGAGCTACCTTTTTAAGGTACGAAACATAATCTAATTCTCTGAGAGTTTGATTAATGTTTCCCACTAATAATCTTAAGTCTTTTTCCATTTGGGTCTTTGCATTACTTGGTTAGATACTTCCTGAGTTTCTTCTGATAGCATTTCTCTTGCCTCATTTATTATATTGATGGCAAGTTCCCTTTCATCTGGTCCCAGGTTTAATTCTTTATCTTCTAGTGCATCAGTATAAGTATTTATTAGATTATCCAATGCAAGTATTCGAATATTCTTTCGAATTGCTAATTTCTCTTCTTCCATGGGTATAAAAAATTAAAGCCCACTACCTTCGCAGGCAATGAGCTTTTGGCTGAACAACGTCCTAAGTGTAGATGTTATTCATATGAACTTAAACTCTAAATTTATATAGCAGACATATGGGATAGTAGTTAGTAAGTTAGAGTTTAATCTTCTGATTCTTCCTCTTCTTCTTCCTTAGCCTTTTTGTTTTTCGGAGAACAAATAACGCCATGTCCTTTCTTAGACTTAACGGTAAGAGTTCCCGGAACGAATGAAACTGAAGTTGATACCGGTTTGCCATCCGTAACCAATACAGAAGTAACCACTACACCCTGATAGCCTTCCTTGTTCTTAACGGCATAACCAAAGTTCATTACCTTGGATTTGTCGTTAATGGAAATAACGTCGATTTGCTTGCTGTTAGGGCGTTGTTCAGCCGGCCGATTCTTGAGTGCCTCTTGACGAGCTTTACGTTTAGCTTCTTTTTCGGGGTCTTTTTCTTTATCCCCTTTCTTCTTGGAGTCTGATTTCTTTGTTGCCATAATTTTTAATGTTTTATAAGTTAATGGTTATTATAAGTAAACTTCTACGTTTATTAATAGTTGATAGTAAAGGTAGGGAAATTTCCCTACCTTCTTTTAAATCTTGAATACAGTTACCAGATTACTTTTTCCCTTTCTTGCCTTTACCTTTGGTTTCTTTCTTTGCCGGCAATTTGAGACCGAGTTCTTTGGCAATTGCTTTACGGAGTTTTTCGACTTCGTCTTCATCGTAATCGTCTGGGTCAGTTTCAAGGTCTTTGTCGTCGCAGACATCCTCAAGTTCTTCGAAGTCCATTTCGGCAAGTTCTTCACCGGTCAGTTCTTCCTCTTCTTCTTCCTCTTCGGAATCATCATCATCCTCTTCTTCGGAATCATCATCATCATCATCATCATCATCATCGTCTGATTCTTCCTCTTCTTCTTCTTCCTCGTCATCGGATTCAGAACCAAAAAGGTCTTCTGCTTCTTCGGCAGAAAGCATGATAGGAGCAGGGATAATCTTTACTGAGCCGTCTTCGTACTTAATGATGATTGCACCATTGATTTCTGTTCTGGAAACTTCTTTCAGTTCCACTTCTTTTTTCTTCTTAGCCATTTTCGTAATGTTTAAGTTGGTTAATAATTTATTTATATCACTCTGTTATAAGTTTCTTTACCAGTATGGATTTCTGAGTATACCCAGATTTTACTAATTCCTCCTGAGCAATATTGAATTGTTTTATTTCATCTAGAGTTGTCTTTAATTCTAATTGAGATTCAATTGTTATTGCCTGAGAGGCAAGTTCCTTGTCACCTTGATAAGTGACTATCTTAAACTTCTTACCTGCAAATGGGTTTGCTGGTTGATGTGCTGTGATTTTAAAACCTTCGTTATTATTCATTGCTATATTTAATTTTAGTTATCCCAGGAATACCCACCTTCCCAAATACTTCGGTATAGGATTTGTATTTCCCTTTTATCATTGTTTTATAGTTATCGGATAATCGAATTGGGTAGACCCATATTTTATTTTCTATCATCCTATTTGTCATTATATAAGCATAAGACCTTCTAAGTTTAATACTCTCTAATGGAACAAACCCTTGAAATAATAAAGACTTCTTAATAAACCTTTCTTTAGGCAAATACCCTAAAAATTTAAGTGATGCCTCATCGAATATTTCAAGCATATCCCTTTGTGCTTTGATAAATAGTACCTTTTGTATTGGGATGTTCATCTTCTTTCTTAAATATAAAGCCAATGAACTTACCAATGGAGGATACTGCAAGAATAACAGATTGAATTTATTTTTCTCCTCTTGACTCAGCCTGTTGTAAATCCTGTAGGATAGCAAGATTGATTTGTAATCTCTTTTGCCTTGTATACTTGGGAGATATGCCTTGCCGTTGTCCATAGAGTTTGATTGAGTACCTTTCATTGAATTCCTTTTTTCCTTTAGACTTAAAGACTCGGTGCATTTGTACCATAAATCTTCTTCGTCGGTGTTTATCTATGTGATATTCATCGGGCATTATGAACTTCCTTGCTTTTACGAATTTACCCTTAAACCAGAATTTAGTACTACCCTTTTTAAGAAGTTTACCATTCATATCAGATAATTCTCTAATGCCTTGTTTTATGAGTTTCCTCCCAGATATTATATGGATATATTGAAGAACATCTACACCATAAAGATAAACTAAGGTAACCTTTACTTGGTGTCTAGTAAAGTATGGTATACCGGTTAGATGTTTCCTATATAATTTCTTTTCAGTAACAATCTTATTGGTAGTATCTGGTCTCCAAGTCCATATATAATATCTATCTGGTCGTATGGGTCCGTTGTTACTTTCCTTTAGTTTTACCATTTATATTCCTCTTTGCCATTCTATACCAAAGATTGATAGATTTCTCATTTGCTTCGGGAAATTTCTTTTTCATTCTCCGAATAACTCTATCAAGTTCAAAACCTTTTGCAGTTAATTCGAATACATAAGATTTCTTTGTACCCTTGATAAGATTAAATTCATCCCTCTCTCTTGGTGGTTTCTTTTCTCGAGGTTTCTTTATCCCAGGAACTCGTTTGGTTCTTCTTTGCCCATTTTCCCCTTCTTCTCCGAGAAACCCAAGCCTTAATCGAGAATTTCTTAATGGGTCATCTTTCGAATACCCAATATTTTCTAATTGCTTATCCATCCAATCGTCATATTTATCAATTAACGATTTATCGGGCTTTTCTTCTGATACATTGATATAATGTAATAAGTCAAATACCCCAGCAGAACAAGCATCAGGGAAAGGCATCCCTAATATGATAGCCTTTCTCTTTAAATCCTTATAAGTCATGTTTCTCCCAGAAGCACCAAGGAAATTTGATTTCTCCTTGGATGGGGCTTTCATGTCTTTTCTACTCTTTTTTGCCATATCATTAATATTTTAAGTATTCATTTATTTTCTTTGCAAATATAAGAATAAATAATTTAATCTTATCTTATTTCTCTATTTATTTTTATAAAAATCCAAGGTTTTTGCTCGGTTCGCAGCAGTGGATTTAGGTTTTTTATGCTTTCTCTTGATATGTGTGTTATAAGCCATATCCAATTTCTTAATATTGAATTCTATGTTGTTCACTTGATTATAGTTTACTGCTTTTTCCACACAGCAACGGTACTCTGGCCAGAATTTTTGTCCAAGCTTAACAGATTCGGTTTTAATCATGAACTTAGATACCATAAAACCAAAGGTATCAGCATCATCTTTAGTTTTAAATACATACATGTAGAATCTACTAAATTCATCTACTACTTCATCCAAAGGTCTTACTGGTAACAATAGATAACCATCGGTATATAGGTCCTCAGATATTAAAGCTACCCAATACTTTTTCTTTCCTGGTTTTACTTTATACCTAAACCTTTCCTTGAGTTTAGTGTGCATCCAATCTGGTACCCTATTAAGTAGATATTTGATGTATATCTTATCTTTTTTATTCGACCGTCTTTTAAATGCAGAAGGCTGTTGTAGCATCCTTGGAAGTATTCTAAAGTTATTCCACCTATCAAATTCAAGAATTAATCTTAGAGTATCTATGTCCCATTCATCCTCAGACTCCTTTAACCTCTTCATGTTTCTCTCTATATTTTTAGAGTTTACCTTTGGGAGTAATTGAGCTGAGTCTCCTGTGAATAAGCTTGCTTCTTTTCTTTTTAATCGTTTCTCTAAACATCCCTCCATATAATCTTGGAAATTCCTCTCACAGGGGCAATCTGGTCGAAAAATAGAAGTGTGTTTCTCAAAAAAATCCGAGAATAGCCTAAAGAATTTCTCTGACCGTTCCCGGATTTCAAGATACTTGTAATGAGATAACTTTAAAATTTCACCAGCTTCCCATGAAGATTTACTTTCTGATAGTTGAAGGAATAATGATTGTTGTTCTTTATCAATTAAACAACTCCAGGCTTTTTGTTGAGCTTCGTTCATAACATTAAATTCTCCTATATCTCATTATACTATCAATTGCTTCATTGGTTATCTGATTAGGGTCATATTCCCCAGAATTAGCATAAAGTTTATCTGGATCATGGTTTAAATATACACTATAAATGACGTTGTCAAAAGGTAACCATACTTCCATTCTTCCCATTTCGGGGTATATAAGAACTTTTACCCTTTTACAAAGATGGTCAACCTCTAATACTGTAGCATCTACTCCCTCATAGGGATAACCCCGTAATACTAAGTAATCTCCAGGCTTTACATTGACTAAATCATCTACTGAAAACTTCTTATTCTCTCTAGCAATACGTTTAAATCGCCTTACTTCTTTTCTACTACAAGTAGCCACTAAAGAAAAATCATCAAAGTCTTCGGCATTGTCAATCCTTACTTTTTTCTTTCTTGGGTGCATTGTCTCGGTATTACGTAACCAAGTTCTGATACCAGATATATTCCTACGTAACTTATTAAGAAATGGCCTTGAGAATGCTAATTTAGTGGGCATTCTCATAAAACCATAATTGAATAATACTGGTACTTCTTCGAATACCATCTTACCCTTTGTGATTTTTCTTAATACGTTTACCATAGGAATAATTGCCTTGATTTGGTCATACCCCTTTTCTTTGAGTTCTTTATTAATTTTATCACAGTACTTCCTTTCAAGGTAAAATATACAATATGAGTATGGGGTATGCTTCTTCATGGGTTACTGGTTTTTAAGAATTAACTTAGCTTGCTTATGTACTAATCTATAGTTTACATTCTTCAGTATATCACTAGCCATGAATACATAAAGAATCTCACCTATCTTTGGTACATCGATTACCATAATATTGGCTTTATCGAATAGTGGTTTATAGAATACGGAAGATAAATCCTTTCCAACTACAAAGAAAAATTCTTCTGAGGGCATTGAATTATATCTCATACAGAGTATGGGAACTTTATTTGCTCTTTTTGCATCCTTAGAAGCTTGTTCCCAGAATTTCAGTATATCGCATCCCTTATTACCTAAGAGTAGATGTTCAAACTTAATCTCTTTATAATTCTTGCATTCGATGGATATCTTACATCTATGAGCATGCCTTTCATCAGTACAGGTTAAATCGGAAGTGGAGTCCTTGTTTGAATGCCAAGCTCCACTCCCCGCTCTATTCCTTTCAAATTTGTACCTGGTCCATTTTGTAAACCAAGCACCTATCTTTCTTTCGAATCGATTTCCTTTATTCTTAGAGTTCATAATATAATGGTGTATTGTATTTTTATATAACATTATAGTAATTGGTACCTACTCAGACCTTGTGCCTTTTCCACTTGCAAGATTTTGGTATTACCGAGAGGAAGTGAATCTAAGTGGGTTATCAAGAATAAAGTTTTCTCTTTGAATATGTGACGTATTAATGAAGTAACTACTTCTACATTATCTGAACTTAAAGATTCGAATACCTCATCGAGAAATGCTAAGTTAATACCCTTAGAAGCAGTAAGAGCTTCATTCATTGCAAATGCCATTGCAACATTACATAATTGTTTTTCTCCACCGCTAAGTTCATCATAATCAATTATTTGCCCATCCCTTTCAATAAGAGTAACAAATTCTTTTCTAGCAGTACCCAAATCAATATTAAATTCGATCCTAAATCCCAATACCTCTGAATACTTATCGAGGCATTTATTTAAGAACTCAAGGGATGAATCAAATAGATAAGCCTTAATCCCATTATTACCCAATGGGTCATTAATTAACCAGTTATAATTCTCTAACTCTAACTCTTTATTGTGAAAGTCTTCATCAACCTTCCGTAAATTCTTCCTAATCTCCTTAAGTTTTTGTTTATACTTTGGAGACATGACCTTAAGCTTTTCTTGCTTGAGCTTATCCAAATCTTCGTCAATAGAAGCAATATCAGAAGCAATATCATCACAATCAGATTTCAATTTCTTATATCTATCATTTACACTACTAAGTTCTTCTAATCTCTCTAAAGCCTCTTGATATTCTTTATCATATTTGTCAAGGTCAGAGAACGCTTTATATATTGATTTAGCATCACGTAATGCACGTTTGTAGTGACCAGCTTCTAACTGTATTACTAATTCTTTAATTACTTTCTTAAGGGGTACATTCGATAAATTCTTTGCATCTTTTATCTTACTCCTCAAATCAAGGATTAGTTCATTTTGTTTTTTAATCTTTATCTGAAGCGAAGCATCTACTTCATCCTTGATTTGTTTTTGTTTTTCAATTAGTAGCTTAGTTAGCTTTTCTCTATCTTGCTTTAACTCTCTTCTTTCTTCTTTGATTTTTTGCTTGAAGGATTTTTCTCTATCTCTCATATCGAAGTAAGCTTCCTTGTTAGCCTCTAATTCTTTCTTAAGCATTTGAGACTCATGCTCTACCTCATTTATTTGAGATATCAAGTTATTTTTATCTTGTAATGCAATGCCTTTAGCAAGGTTTAAGAACTCTAAATCAAATACTTCCTCGAATATCTTTTTCTTATCAGAATTCGACTCTTGTATTAATCGTTTAATACCCTGACCAAACATTATAGAGTTCATGAATAGAGTGTAAGATAATCCTACTTCTTTACAAATCTCATCCTGGATTTGATTCTTGCCTTTTACACTTACTAATTCATTGTCTTTTAGAAATATAAGCCTATCATTACCCTTTGCCCCATCATCAAGGATACCCTTATATTTCTGACATCGAATTATTTTGAATAGGCGAGAATCTTTCTGAAAATAGAGTTCTACCATAGTTCCCAAATAATCTTTGGGTCTAACTGATTCCCAAGTGTTCACATTAGATACTCCCTTTAAGTTTTTACCATACAATGCCCATACTAATGAAGACAGGATAGAACTCTTCCCTTTGCCATTAGTTGCTTTAATTAGTACTGTACAGTTAGTATTTAATTGTAAGTGTAAATTTTCAATTGAACAAAATCCTATGGCATTTAGTGTAGTGAATGTTAACATGATTCGGCCTTTTTTAATGTTTCAATTAGTAGCTTAGTTTTAACCTCATCCTTAATACCTTTTTCTTTTAGGTACCTTTTTGCTAGTACTTTTTTAGATAATTGCTTAGTTATTTGATGGTTAGTATTTACGGGTATACTAGATTTTTTAGGTAATACCGTATAATAATTGCCATCATCTTTAATCTCATCTTCAGATTCTACATCAACAAATTTCGGAAACCCCTTTAATTCTACAAACTTCATAGAAAGATCAGAATAAAGTTTCCAGTATCCAAGTTTACAATCTTTATCGGTTCTCCTTTGTTGTAAAGGAGCCCCAACCATATAAACCTTCTTTGATAACCTTTGGGGTTTATGGATATGCCCACATAATACTAAGTCAAATTTATTTAGGATATTCACATTCAGATTTTCTACTGAATTTATTTCTCTCCCATCCGTATCCTTAGCACCAGGATAATCAGTGTGTAGTAAAAGAATATTCTTTTTATGTTTATCTAATTCAATCTTCTTTAGATGATCACTTAAACCGATATTATTATCTATATATGGTAAACCATATACCATAATATCCCTATGAGTTAAAGATAAGGGAGTTTTCCCATAATCTAGTATCTTTAACCCATACCTTTCTACTAAATAAAGCCAACTAAAAGGGGGCATACCGATCTTACTTACTTTCTTGATATCATGGTTCCCGGAGATAGCTAAAATATTCAGATTACCCAGTTTATTAAATTCCTTGTAACATATCTCATATAATTCTTGATCCATAGATTCTGCCCTATGAAATAGATCTCCACAAAATAAAGCTGGGCAATTATACTTCTTACATAAACCCTGTATAGTCGACAAAACCCTGAAATGATTCAGGGTTCTTTTATTATCCTCATTAAATTTAGCATAGATATTCAAATGCAAATCTGAGAATACTATTGCTATTACTTGTTTCTGTTTCTCCATATCCTATTAATATGATAATCGATTTGTTCTTTTCTTTCTCCCAAATCCAAACTTGATAGACATACAGTGGGTACTTCCCAATTTGCAAGCAATTCACTCATAAGGGAAGATATTTGAATCTGGAAGTACCTGTTGAGTATTCTTTTACCGTTCTCTTCTATATTCCAGCCTCTATAGTTCTCTAGATTCAAAGGGAGAAATATTGCTAGATCACATTGAATTTCCATTAATGTTTGACATTGACAGAAAAAGTGTTCCATCTCACATTCTGGGAGGGATTTCGATTGTTTATACCAAAAATAGGCAGCTAGATCAGCATAACTTCTATCGGTAACAAATTCCTCTTTATCTTTGAATAATTTGTTCCTCAAATTCAATAATTGAAAATCGGATTTATACATGGCTTCTGATCCCAAAGATAATATCTCGATATGGGATAGATCTTTAGTAGCTGGCAATAAATCAGTCATACTACCCGAAATAAAGGGGATACCATGTTTCTCAGATATATACTTTGCTAAAGTTGTTTTGCCAATTCCTGCTGGGCCTACAAACATAATTCTCTTACTCATGATGTAATGCTTTAAATGGTTTTATAAATTCATTTGTCAAAAATGATGCTAAAGAGTATTCGATACAAAGCTCTTTGAATTTCTCATACTTAAACTTCTTCTTTGACTTAATTGGTAACTTATCCAATGGATTATGTCTTACAAACCAGAAAAGGTCGATTAACTGTTCATTCCTTTTCCATATTTGAAGATATTCTTTGTTCTTACTCTGGGCAATAAACTTCTCAATTCTACCATCATCAAGGATTTTCCTTGCTTTTACTGGGCCTATACCCGGGAACCCTGGTATATCATCGGAAGTATCTCCAACCATTGCAAGGTACTCTACCGTTTCATGAGAATGATAACCGAATAATTCTTTGCAGTTATCCATTCTTATCATCTCATCTTTTCTGGGATTATATATCCTCAGGTTATTTGATAGCAACTGGTTAAAGTCTTTATCCGATGATATAAGTATCATTTTCTCGGATTGGAATTTTTTAATTGCAAGGTATGCTAAGAAGTCATCTCCTTCATATACTGTAGATTTCTTTTTATCGAAGATATAATTAATTCTTAGCATACCCAGCATTTTCATTATAATTGCCTTTTGCTTTTGCAATGATTCGTAATCTACAGATATATTTTTTCTATGTCCCTTGTAATTGGGCAATAACTTCGTCCTTACTGGTGAATGACCATTATCGAATGAAATATAAACCTCATCCGGTTCGAACCTTGTAAGATACATATGTAGAGATTTGAAAAATCCAAATATTGCCCCACTCGGTTTGCCATCGGTAGATTTAAGTTTTTCGAACTTATGAAAAGACTGATGGAGAATATTCTCTCCATCAATCAGTAATATTGTTTTCTTGCTCATCGTCCAAAATCTAATTCATAAAGTGAAACTTCTTGAATCTTTTCCTCTCCAAGATATACATCTAAATAATTCTCTGGTGGGCTATAAGCATCTAGATACCTAACCCTAGATTCCATTCTCAAATTTTTCTTAAGGTACTCTTTAATTACTTTCTCTATACTTTCTATCTCTTTATTACTCATCTTCTTCCTCCTCTTCGTCTTCCCCTTGAGCATCGTCTACTGGGAATAGGTTAGTATTTAATGATTCTAATTTCTTCTTAGTAGTTCCAATAGTATTTATACCAGCTTTTCTTAATAGCTTACGTCTTAATTCATCATTCTCTTCTAATAAAGCTAAAAATTTCTCTTCTCCTCTACAAAGGGTTTCTCCTTTATATTTATAAACTCCTCCATTGGATTTTTCTATAATCTCCTCCTCTATAAGGATCTCATTTAACCAATATATCTTATCAAAACCCACATCATGATACTTAGGATTATTGTATACGGGAGCAGCTTTTATGGTTCCTCTTGGAGGAGCAACTTTATTTTTCATGGTACGAATCGAAGTTACTCTACCAATTTTTCTTTCTTTTCCCTTTATCTTCTTCGTTAGAGATTTACCTCCATATAATCCTATTCTTTGAGAAGCATAGAATTTTAAAGCAGCTCCTCCAGGAGTAGTATCGGGATTTTCAAACATACCAGCTTTTAGATTAGTACGTAATTGATTAATATAAATCTGAGTTACTCCCAAAGAGTATAACATTTCATTTCTTATACGAAAATATTTATATATGGCTTTTGCTCGATTACCCATATCTGCAGAAGCATTACTCATTTCAGAATTGATATTTATTTCTGTGTCCAAAGCAGAAACTGAATCTAAGATGAGTAGTATAGGCTCATTATTTACTAGTTGACTTCTCCAATACAATGACATAGATGCCACCCAATCTGATATTTTTTCTATAGCAGTTTCTCTATAGATAATTACCCTATTTAGATCTAACCCATTAATCTCAGCCCAAGAATTAGTAAATGATTGTTCGGCATCTATCCACAAAACTACTCCATTCAAATATTGACAAGAGTAAGCAAAATCATAAGCCATCAAACTTTTACCCGAGGATTCGGTACCGAATAATTCTAAAATCTTCCCATAAGGGATTCCTCCTCCTAGTACATGATTAAAAGCTAAAAACCTAGAGGGTAACCAGGGTAACTTAGAATCATCTTCTTCTGCTGCTATAGAAAAACCTGAGAATTTCTTCTTCATCTCATTCAGAGATGGTACTTTTATTTTCTTCCTTGCCATAGTTCTTTAAATTTATATCTTATTATTTTATTTATCATTGATTTGTTCGTATTGAACATCTCTGCTAATTCCATAGTACTAACACCATCACAATAATAATCAAACAACTCTGGTATTTCTTTATTTACCCATCTAGGGCATTCTTCTCCTTTTGTTTTCTACCATCTACTATCATCTGAGCCATATTCTCTTGGTGTGTACCTCAGTATAGATTTTTATAATGTCAGTATAGATTTTTATAATGATTATTTAGAGGATTGTTATCTTTATGACATACACAGGGTTTATTATCGGGGTTTGGTACCCAAGCTAATGCTACTAACCTTGATACTGAATATGACTTATTTCGTATCTTTACTCTTTTGGTACTGTAGGTTGGAGTTTTAACCATTATCTTTACTTTCCTTTCTCTCCATACCTTTCCCAATTTACCAGCATCATCTCCGTTGGGTATTACCCTTGAGTATATCTGACCTCTTTTAGAAATATAATATCCTGGACATCCAGGTATGTTATCATACTTTGCCATACTGTAATGTCTTTAAACTAAAGAAGGTGATAACAGAACGAATCTAATTACCACCTTCGAATGAAACCATATTACTAACCCTTAAATATCCGATTTGTATTTTCTTTTCTTTTTCTTAGGTTCATCATCTTCCATGTAATGGTCTTCGTGAACTCCCTTTTTCTTTTTCTTCTTTGACTTATCGTCATCATCGTCATCCCCATGGTCTTCGTTTAGATACTGTGAAAGTAAATCTTCCAACTCATCATAGGATTTGATTTGAGAACGAACTATCCCCTCAAGGTCAATTGTACCTTGATATTTCTTGTCCAACTTAGTTGGTTTGCAAGCACGGGCAGAATAAGTGGTATCTAGTTTACCAGACCCGGAACGAATTACCTTGATATCGTATCCAGTTTTTGGGTCTGTCATATCACCTGCCTCATCTTCATCAAGGTAAAGGTCAATGATATCCTGGTATACTGAGCGAGGAACTAAAACTCCCTTATCTTTGCCTTCGTAATCTACCTTACTACCCTTTTCATCTGAGTAAATGATACCACCGATAACATATCTTCTTCTTGGTACCAGGTTCTTGGCAAGTTCCTTGTCATCTTCATCCTTAGAGTTTTTCAATTCTTGGTATTTCTCCATGAATGGGCAAGGTTCATCAAAAGTAGCCGGAGATATAACTCCTCCCAAATTGCCACCCAGGTAGAATTGAATAATTTCGATACCCAATTCTTGGTCATCACCTGGAGATTTAATTCTCATTCTCAGGGTTCCTTCTTTTGGATATACCAATCCACTTCCGTTTCCCTTGGATTCTAGCTGTTTCTTTCTAGCTAGCATCTTTTCTTTTGTAGAAAGTCCCTCTGATGAAACTTTCTTTTTCTTCTTGTCTTTTATCATAATGATTAGTTTTAATTATTCGGTTCTGAGTAAACTACTTCGTTCATACTCAATACGGTAAGAACGTTTTTCTCTAAAAGCTGTTTGAGAGCAGGAGATAGTTTGTCCGTTTCGAATTCAAGTTCTTTACCTGCATACAAACCATAGGTAACTATTCTACCTACAGCAACCAATTCTCGGTAGGTTTTGTATTCTTCGGTAATTTCCCCACTCTTTACTACAACCCCTTTACGAGGAACTCCCTCTTTTACTTGTTCAGGGATAATCAAACCCGATTTAGTTTGATTTACCTCCTTTGGAGATAAAATAAGTACCCGGTTTTCTGTAGGGCATCCAGGTAATTCTTGATTAAATTTCTCAGCCACAAGAGGTGAGATAAATGTCATTGAATAATTCATATTCTAATACTGTTTTTAAAAGTTAGTAATTATTTATAGTTCAATGGGTTAACCCTTTCTTAGGTTCGCATTAATAGTTCTTAATATATTTTCGCGTGACTCATAGCACTTACATATAGTTATGAACTTATTTGCTTTTTCTACAGCTTTCAAATACCTTTCATTGATAGAAGAGTATTTCTTGTTAAGGTTTGCCTTATGAGATACGTATTCATTATTCCATCTCTCATTAGCATCCTTATAATATAACCAGGCATTCGAATAAGCTTCTTCTTTTTCCCTTGCTAGAGCATCCCTTTCTTTTATATACTTATCTCTCAGGGAAGCAAGTACATAATAACTAGAAGGAGATTCTCGTAGCTGAGAATTAATGATATTCTCATTGATAGATAATTCCTTTTGAATATCAATCTCAATAAGTTTACCTTCAAATTTAACCTTTAGTTTTTTCAGTTCCGTCTTCATAAACTTCTAATAGGTTTTTAAAGTCTTCTTTACTAAATTCCCCTTTGCTTATTGCTTTAGTTACTTGAGCAAAAGCCATTTGATAAGAGAGTTTCATACCTGGCAAATTAAGAAGAGATTTATAGATGCTTATCTTATCTACCAAAGCCATTAATCTTAAGTCGCATAAGTTATCAGTACCACCTCTATCGAGTAATGCTAAAAATGCAGCCCAATAAATATGGGTGGCATCTTCATAAGCAAGTTTACCATCATCATCCGTAGCCATTACTTTAAAAACCAATCCCTCTAAAGTAGTAAGATTAGTTTGTACTTGAGATAACTGAGTCTTTAATCGATTAAGTAACATCTTTTCTTGTCCACTCAACCTTAGATTAACCCCATCTAAATACTTAAGTAAATTTTCGATAGAATAACCTAAGCAACCTGCAACCATATAAGTGAGGGCAGTTAACTTACTTGCATTATCAATCTCTTTCTGTGTTGCCATAATTCCATAAATTTATATTATTTATGTAGACATAGTATCTTCTCTTTTCACTCCTGTAATGGTAGATACTGAATCTGAATGCTTTATATTAGTTTTACAATTAGGACATTGTACTATCCTAAAATAATCCCCAGATTTATTATAAACCCCAAAAGTTTCACTGGTATCATATTCAAATTCGCAATCACATACTGGGCATTTAGCCCTCCATACCGTGGGTCCGTTCAAAATCTTTTTCATATTGCTTCATTTGTTTGTTAAAACGTTTCTTATACTCTGAAATAGGTATATGCTTATACTTCTTATGTTCTTCCATATATTCTTCTACTGAGAAATCTGGTTCTAGCATTTTCCTATAATCATATCCTGGGATAAAGGGTAACTCTTCTGCCATTGACCTACCTATGACAAACTCCATGTCCATTGTGACATCATCTATCTGAAAGCCGAAGTATGGCTTAGTTAATGGGTTCCTATAAATTTGCCACATCTCATATATACTCCAAATATTAATATTCTCTGGTTTAGTAATCTGATAATTAGCATCATGTACCAAACATACAGACTTAGTAGAGGGTAATTTACCTTGCCTCATTAAGTAATATATTAGAATACTACCAAATAGACACATATCTGATGCTGCAGACTGGCAATTGCCCGTGATTAAGGTTCTATATCGT